ATGGACCTTCTCGACAATCTCGCCCTCGGCTTCTCGGTCGCTCTGTCGCTGCAGAATGTCTTCTACTGCTTCGTTGGCGCGCTGCTCGGCACGCTGATCGGCGTGCTGCCGGGCCTCGGCCCGGTGGCGACCATCGCCATGCTGCTGCCGCTCACCTTCGGCCTGCCGCCGGTGTCCGCCCTCATCATGCTCGCCGGCATCTATTACGGCGCGCAATATGGCGGCTCCACCACGGCCATCCTCATCAACCTGCCGGGCGAATCCTCGTCGGTGGTCACCGCCATCGACGGCCACCAGATGGCCCGCAAGGGCCGGGCCGGCGCGGCGCTCGCCACGGCGGCGCTGGGCTCCTTCTTCGCCGGCTCGGTGGCGACCTTCCTGCTTGCGCTGTTCGCGCCGCCGCTCGCCAACCTCGCGCTGCAGTTCGGGCCGCCCGAATATTTCTCCCTGATGGTGCTCGGCCTCATCGCCTCGGTCACGCTGGCGTCGGGCTCGGTGGTGAAGGCCATCGCCATGATCGTGCTGGGGCTGATCCTCGGCCTCTCCGGGCAGGACATCTACACCGGCACGCCGCGCTTCACCTTCGATCTGCAGGAACTCTCCGACGGCTTCGACTTCGTCGCGCTGGCCATGGGCATGTTCGGCATCAGCGAGATCATCCGCAACCTCGAGGACGAGCACCAGCGCTCGCTTGTCGCGGCCAAGGTGAAGAGCCTGATGCTCACCAAGGAGGAGTTCAAGCGCATCATCGCGCCCGTCCTGCGCGGCACGGTGATCGGCTCCTTCCTGGGCATCCTGCCGGGTGGCGGGGCGATGCTCTCCTCCTTCGCGTCCTATTCCATCGAGAAGAAAATCTCGAAGAACCCGCGCGAGTTCGGGCGCGGCGCCATCGAGGGCGTGGCGGGGCCGGAGAGCGCCAACAACGCCGGCGCGCAGACCTCCTTCATCCCCATGCTCACGCTGGGCATCCCCTCCAACCCGGTGATGGCGCTGATGATCGGCGCCCTCATCATCCAGGGCATCACGCCCGGCCCGAACGTGGTGACGGAAAAGCCCGACCTGTTCTGGGGCGTCATCGCCTCCATGTGGGTGGGCAACTTCATGCTGGTGCTGCTGAACCTGCCGCTCATCGGCATGTGGGTGCGCCTGCTCACCGTGCCCTATCACGTGATGTTCCCGGCCATCATCGCCTTCTGCTGCATCGGCGTGTACAGCGTGAACAACAACACGTTCGACGTGTACACCATGGCGTTGTTCGGCCTGCTCGGCTACGCGCTGGTGAAGCTCGATTGCGAGCCCGCGCCGCTGCTGCTGGGCTTTGTCATCGGCCCCATGCTGGAGGAATACCTGCGCCGGGCCATGCTGATCTCGCGCGGCGACCCCACCGTGTTCGTCACCCGCCCCATCTCCGCCGTGCTGCTGCTGCTCGCCCTGGCCGCGCTGGTGGTGGTGCTGCTGCCCTCCGTGCAGAAGGGCCGCGAGGAGGCCTTCAAGGAGTAAATCCCCAAGCGGCGACGCGGCGGCGGGAAGACCTGTGGAAATCTTCGCCGCCGCGCCGCCCGAGGCCCTTGCCAGCCAGAAACTCATTTGCTACACGAACGCCTCCTCTGGGGGCCACCCCGGACGGGCGCATAGCTCAGTTGGTAGAGCAGCTGACTCTTAATCAGCGGGTCCTAGGTTCGAGCCCTAGTGCGCCCACCATCAAATCCCGGATTTGGGTGGATTTCATCGTTTCACGTTCGGACGTGAGACGTCTTCCCCATGATGTGCGGTCATTCTCTTTAATCTTGCTCGCTGCCCCGAAAGCGGTCTCTCCGCTCTTCCAGCCGCGCCGAAGGGCATGGCGGGATACCCGCGAGGGCTTCTGCCAATGCGGGCCGCCCAGCAGGATCCGCGCCGCTGCTGCCGGCGCACAAGCGCGGCACGAACCCTCCACCATGCCGGACGTGCTCGCGGGCGGATCGCCTGTGAAGCTCCAGGACGCGGCGCGAGGTTTTTGGGGCGATCTTGTGACGCGCAGGACCGGGTGTCATCGGGCACTTAAGCGGGAATAGCCGGGATCAGGCGGGAAAAGATGGCGGCAACCGAGCAATGGCGCCAATCGGCGGCTTTCGGAGGCCCCCACGCCCAAGGCGGCGCGGCGCAGGATCGAATGTCAGCTGATTGGCCGCCACCGCGATGACGCAGGATCAAATGTCAGCGGTTGATCGCGTCGATGCACTCATCGCTAAGCCTGTCCCAGGCGGCCAGGTGAGTGGTGAAGCCGGAAACGCTGCCCGCTTTGCCCGCAGATATGAAATAGCTGGCAGCCTGGGCAGCCGACCGACAGACGGGCCCGGCGTCGCCGGGAAAGGAGAGTGCGGCCGCCTGATCGTCCAGAGCCGCAACGGCCGCTGCATTTTCCTCCAAAAGCCGAGCGTTCTTCGTCTGGATCGCGATCCTCGCATATTTGGCAGCACGCTTTATCTCGACGTACCACTGCCGCGCTGTCTCTGTGCGCTTATCCAGGGGCCTAGCTTCTGTGGCCGAGATCGGCCCCATCGTTACAATTGCGAGGCTGGCTACCCTCCCTGCCTGAACAAGTAACGACTTCATCTTTTGGCTCCCGAATGGTCTTTTCGTAACGGGTCAGGCAAGGCCGGTGCTGCCAATGCCGTGTGCGAGCACAAAGAAAAAAGAAAACCCGTCATCTGACCAATCACTTAGAGCTGCTGTTAACGCTATCGTACGAATGCCGCGAGGGAGCGGAACCACTCGGATAAATAGCAGGATGGCAGGTTGTACGACCATCAGGCCGAGCGTTTACCGGTGCCTGGCTGAGCCGATGCGGCCTTTATGTCGTTGCGCAGCTGGGTGATCACCAGCTTCAGCATTGCCGCGCGCTCGTCCGCATCCGCCGCCGTTGCAACAATTTCAGCGTATTTGCGCCCGGCGAGCCTTCCGAGGTCGATCGGGGCGAGGGAAACACGCTCGTCCTTATAGAGGCGCGCGATCGCGTCTGTGACGCGCCCCATCAGCTCGTCGTCCATGGCTCCGGCTAAAGATGTGGCCTCGCCCGGACCGGCGCCTTCTCCAAACCAAAGCCAATCAAGAGAAACGCCGCCAGCGCGCGCGAGCGCAGCCGCCTTGTCTATCCCGGGCAAGGAGCCTCGCAGATAAGTGCGAATCGACGCTTCCGGAACTCCTGATTTTTCCGCGAACGAATTGACGCTCGCTCCCCCAATGATGGCGCGGAGGCGGGTGGCGAATGAGTCAGAGTTCATGGCGCAAACCCTGACCGTCACAGGAGCTCATGCGTCCAGAGGTCAGAGATACGGCGGGGCTTTGCGCGTGCGCAGTTATTCGCCTCATCACGGCCAGACATCCCCTTTCCAACTCTGACGCGCAGAATGATGCGAATTCCGGTTGACGAATTCGCAGAATTCCACGAACGTGCACACATTGGCGCTCACGTTGGTGAGCACGAACGTGAACGCGTCGCCCCGAAAAAACCGGCCCTGGCGGGGGCCGGTCATCAGGAGGTTTCGGATGACCAAGTCCCGGCCTGTCGGAATGGACAGGCACGAGATCAAGGCCGAGGTGCACCGCCGAGGAACCACCCTTGGCGCGCTTGCGCGCGCCGCGGGCATCGACGAGTCGGCCTGCCGATCCGCACTCATCCGCCGTCACTTGGCGGGCGAGCAAGCGATCGCCCAGTTCCTCGGCTGCAGCGCCGAAGAAATTTGGCCGGAGCGGTACGCCAAGCCTTCACCTTGGGCCAAACGTAAGCTGGAAAAGGCACAGCGGGCTAGCCAAAACGTGCGGGCGGCCGCTGACAGGGGCGTGGCCGCATGAGCGCCCCGCGATCAGCCCCTCGTCGGCCCACTGACGACAACCTGCACGCGATCCACCGCTGCGACCGTCGCCTTGCGGAGATCAAGGCCGACTCCCTGCGGGTGCTCCTCGCGGTCGCGGCGGCGCCCTTCGCCGCGTCGCTCGTCTCCATCCTTGTGCTGGCGGTGCGCCCATGAGGCCGGCTTCCGGCAATCAGCGCGAGGCTGATGCCCGCGGAATGCGCCTCGTCGCGATCGTGCTCTCCGCGCTGAGCAGCGGCGTCATGGGCTTCCTGGCGGGGTTTCTTGCCGGCCTCCCGTGGGGAGTTTGCCTGTGATGGCCCGCGCGCGAACCGAATGGACCGTCTGCCGTCTGGCGCCGGATGTGGTGGGCGGCGTCGAGTATCTCGTGGATATCCGCCTCGTCGATGCGTTCTGGCTCCGCAACCCGATCACCAGCGCGGACCTCTCCGGCGCGTGGACGGGTTCGCGCACGGCTGCTGCCGAGGTGTCGGACATCCTCAACCTTCATGGTGGCGGACGCGAAGACCGGGGGGCCTGGACGGCCCTTCCGGCAGTCATCCGCCTTCCTTCGGCCCAACGCGAGCACCTCCGACCCGGGGAGGCCTGCTGACCATGGCGCGAGGGCGGCGGGATACGAACACGCTGGACCTGCTTTCGTGGGAGCCGCCGCGCGTCGCGGTCGGCTACGACGCGCAGGAGACGCGTGGCCCACTCGACCTCGCCATCGCGCGCCTCGTCTCCGCAGCGCTCAAGCGCGCCGCCGAAGCGAAGAAGTCCCGCGAGCAGATCGCCGAGGACATGAGCGCCTTTCTCGGTCGACCCGTGTCCAAGGCGACGCTCGACACATGGTCGAGCCCGGCCCGCTCCAGCAACCGCATTCCGCTGGATGCGTTCGTCGCCCTCGTCGAGGCGACGGGCGATCACGACCTCCTCGGCTTCCTGCCGGCACAACATGGATACGTGGTGGTGCCTGAGAAATACGCCGACCTTATCGAGCTCCACCTCATCGAGGAGAAGGAAGCCAAGCTCGCCAGCCGCAAGGCCGCGCTTGCCGCCCGCTACAAGGGAGGGCGGTCATGAGAGAGTGGTTCACCGCCCGTGAACTCACGGAACTCCGCCTTGAAGCCCTTCCGTCGACAGAAAGCGGCATCATCCGCCTTGCGAAAAAGGAGGCGTGGGCTCATCGCGCACGGCGAGGAAGGGGCGGGGGAAAGGAATACCCCCTCGCAGCGCTGCCGCCCGAAGCTCGCGCCGCCTATGTGGCCAAGGAATTGGCCGCGTTCGACGTTCCCGTCGCCGTCGCTCGCATCGCCGCGGCAGAACCCGAGGCGGAAGCCGCCGCTCCCACGGCTCTAGAGCAGCGGGACAGCCGGCTTGCGATCCTTGCGGCCGCCGATCGTTTCGCGGAAGCCGCCCATCTTGGCCGAAAGGCGGCCGATGGGGCCTTCTGCACCGCATACGACTGCGGATCGATCGAGGTGGCGGCATGGGTGCGGGCGGCCGTCAAGAGCGTGACGCCGCGCACCCTTGCCCGGTGGCGCGCAGCGCAGCGCCAGGGCGCCACTCATCGGCTTGCCGTGGACAAGGGCGCCGCGCGCCGCGGGAAGGGCATTCTCGACACCGCAAACCGGGGCGACGTGAAGGTTTTCGTCCTCGCCTGCCTCACTCGGAACCCGCTTTTCACCGCCGATCACATCCGCGACCTCGTCGGTGGGCAGTTCGGCGACGAGTTGGTCGCCCCATCCGGCGCGCTCGTTCCGCTTCCGCCGATCCGGACGTTTCAAGCGGCTTTGAAGGGCTGGAAAGTCGCCCACAAGGTCGAACTCACGGCCATGACGGACCCGGACGGCTTCAAATCGAAGTATCGGCTCTCCGGCTCCAATTCCATGGCGCACGTGCGCGCGCCAAACCAGCTTTGGATGATCGACGCCTCGCCAGTCGACATGCTCTGCGTCGACGGGCGGCACAATGTCTATGTCGCGGTCGACATCTTCACCCGCCGGCTCATCGTCTACGTCACGCGCACCCCGCGCGCCGAGGCCGTTTGCCTCCTCATGCGCCGCGCCATCATGGCCTGGGGCGTTCCGGAGACGGTGAAGACAGACAACGGGTCCGACTTCGTCGCCAAGGCGACGCAGCGGGTTTTCGCAGCAGTCGGAATCGGCCGGTGGCTCTCCGATCCGTTCAGCCCCGAGCAGAAGGGGCACGTGGAACGCGCCATCCGCACCTTCCAGCACGGGTGCGTTCGCCTTCTAGACGGCTTCGTCGGACACAGCGTGGCCGACCGCAAGGTGATCGAGGCGCGCAAGAGCTTCGCCCAGCGTCTCGGCGAGGATGTGCGCGAGGCCCTGTGCGTCGAGCTGACGGCCGCCGACGTGCAGCGCTATGCGGACGAATGGGTGGCGAAGAAGTACGACCACCGCCCCCATGAGGGCCTTGCCGGCTCGACGCCTTTCCAGGTCGCGGCGGCGTCGCGGGAAACCATCCTCACTGTCGACGAGCGCGCTCTCGACATGCTCCTCGCGCCCGCAGCGGGCAAGGATGGGCTGCGCGTCATCACCAAGCGCGGCATCCGCATCGACCATGCCTTCTACCTCGCGCCGCACCTCATGCCCGGCACGCAGGTTTTCGTACGCATGGACCCCGCCGACATGGGCCGCGCTTTCCTGTTCGGAGCCTCCGGCGAGGAGTTCCTCGGCGAGGCCACGTGCCCCGAGCTCGCCGGCATCGACCCGAAGGCCGCGGTCGCGGCGGCGCGGGCCGAACAGTCGCGCATCATCGCCGAGCGCACCGCCGATGCCCGCAAGGAGGCGAAGCGCCTGACGAAGGGACCGGCGCGGCTGATCGACCTCACGCTGCGCCATAGCGCCCGACAGGCCGGCACGCTGGTGGACTTCCCGAGGCGGACGGAAGTCCACACGACACCCGCCCTCGACGCCGCCGCGCTGGCGGCCGCCCCGCCGGCTCCGCCCCGGCGCACTGTCTCTCCGGAAATCGAGGCCATGCGCGCCCGCCTCGCCGCCGAGCCGGCGGCCGAGACCATCGTGCGCCCGCTCCATTCCCTCGACACGGCCAAGGGCCGCTGGCTTCGCGCCTGCGACCTGGAGGCCCGCCTCGCCCGCGGCGAGGTCCTCGCAGCCGACGATACCCAATGGCTCGTCGGCTACGCCTCCGGCCCCGAATACCGGGGCTTCCGGATGACCTACGGGCCATCCGAGGAACAGAATCCGGCGTCGGCCGGCTGATCTGAAGTCATCGCTCAGGGGGTTATTGATGTTGCAGAACGATGCGGCAATCAAAGGGCCGGTCGCGACCATGAATGTCGCGGCCTTCATGACACTCGCAACCAAGTTGATCGAGCGCGATCCGAACGCGCCGGGGCTCGGCGTCTTCTACGGCCCTTCGGGATACGGGAAGACCTATGCGAGCATCTTCGCGCAGAACAAGACGCGGGCGATCCGTGTTGAGGTCGGCGATTACTGGACACGCAAGACGTTGCTCAAGGCGATCCTGGCTGAGGCCGGCCAGGTCGCCCGCGGCACCATCGCGGACATGGCCGAGGAGACCATCCGGCTCCTGGGCGACGAGCCGAGCCGCCCGCTCATCATAGACGAGGCAGACCGGGCCGTTGACCGGGGCATGATCGAGCTCATCCGCGATCTTCACGACAAGTCCACGGCGCCCATCATCCTGATCGGCGAGGAGCGCCTTCCGGCGAAGATCGAGCCCCACGAGCGGGTGCACAACCGGGTGCTCGACTGGACGGGCGCGCAGGCCGCCGACCTCGACGACGCGAAGAAGCTCGCGGCCTCGATCTGCCGGGGCATCAAGCTCGGCGACGATCTGCTCGCCGCCATCGTGAAGGAGTCGGACGGCCGCGCCCGCCGGGTGGTGGTCAACCTCGTGAAGGCCGCCGAGATCGCGAGAAACCGGGGCCTCAAGAGCCTCGACCTCGCCACCTGGGGCCAGGATGCCTTTTTCAGCGGCCGCGCGCCCAAGCCGAGGGCGCGCTGATGGCAACGAAAGGCGAACACTCTCTCGCGGTGCACATCCCGCGCGGCCCGGAGGCTTGGTGGCCGGCCATCGGCAAGCTCGACACCATCTGCTCGCCGTGGACGGTCGCCGAGGTGGTCACGCTGACCGGCAGTGACCGCCGCTCTATTGCGGACTATGTCGTCCGCCTTTGCGCGGCCGGCATCGCCGAAGCCGTGCGGCCGAACTGCTACCGGCTGGCGCGGCGCCCCGCAGAAACCCCGCGCCTGGAGCGCGATGGCTCCGTCAGCCCGCCCACGGGGCAACAGCAGATGTGGACGGCGATCCGCGCGTTGCAGTCGTTCTCCTATGTGGAACTTGCTCACGCGGCGTCTATCGATACCCGGCCGATTTCGCCGGTTGCGGCGAAAACCTACGTGAACCTCCTAGGCCGCGCCGGATATCTGGCGGTGGTTCAGAAGGCGAAACCCGGCACGCCCGCGGTGTGGCGGCTGAAACCCAGCATGAACACTGGCCCGCTGTCGCCGCTAGTGATGCGCACCAAGTTCGTGTGGGACCCGAACCGCCAATCCGTTGTCGGCGCGGCCGAGGCCGCAGAGGAGGTGCGCCCATGACCGCGCGCCAGCCTGCCGACTTCCACGCCCGCGTGCGCGCCGGCTGGAACTCGCCGCCGGATTGGATCATGGCCCTTGCCGACGCCTGCGCCCGGGAGACGCAGGCCGGCGTCGCCCGCCGCCTCGACGTGTCCGGCTCACAACTCTCCCAGGCGCTCGCCGGCAAGTATCCCGGCGACATGGCGAAGCTGGAGGAGGTCGTGCGCGGCGCTCTCATGGGCGAACACGTCACGTGCCCCGTCCTCGGCGAGATCGGTCGCGACCAGTGCGTCACCGAGCAAAAGAAGCCCTTCATTGCATCCAGCAGCGTGCGCACGCGGCTCTACCGCGCCTGCCGCGCCGGGTGCTCCAACTCCCGACTGGTGAAGGAGCGGTCATGACGGCGCCGAAGCTCTCCGATGGGCTGCGCGCCTTGGCTCTCGATCTACGGGGACACGAGCTTGCCGGCCGGAGCTTCACGGCCGGCGAGCTGCGGCTCCTGGTGGCGACGCTGGAGCAGCACTTCGCCGCGGCGCTCCGCCTGGAGCAGGCCGCGGTGGAACGCGACGACCTCGCCGCCATTGCCGCCGACCTCGATCTGGTCGGCGGTCCGACCCTCAACGCCATGCGCTCCACCGTCGCGGCCGCCTCGGTCGCGATCCCCGGCACCAACGTCATCACCTTTCCGCTCGCGCCCATTCGCAGGGCCTCCGACGACGGAGACGCAGCATGAGCCGCAAGCCGCACATCAATGAAGCTCAGGTCCAGCAAATCCGCCGCCTGGCGGGCGAGGGCCTGGACGCGATCGAGATCGCAAAGCGCTCCGGCCTCTCCATTACGACGGTCCGGCGGCACGCGAAGGCGAACCGCATCCAGATTGCCAAGCGAGCCGTCGCTCGCACGCACCTGGAGGACGCGGCATGAGCCCGGCGGACAACCCTCCCGATCCGAGCGTTCGCCTCATCATGGAGGTGGTGGGCGAGCTGACCGGCTTTTCGGTTTCGGCCATTCGCTCGGTCCGTCGCGATCCCGAGGTGGTGGTGGCGCGCCACATGACATGCTGGCTCGCCTTGCGTCTCACCAGCCTCACCATGCTCCAGATCGGCATGGAGATGGGCGGCCGCGACCGCACCAGCGTCGAGTACGGCGGAAGGCGCATGGACGAACTCCGCGCTTCCCATGCGGAGCTTCGGGAGCGCCTGGACCTTGCGCTCGGCCTCCTGCCCACGCTGGCGGCGGCCAAAGAGATCGCCAAGGCGAGCTGTGGGCCGGACCCCGCCGCCACTGTCTCGCGCATCCTGTCTCACCGGCGGCCCGAGCTGGCCGCCGGCCTCGCCTCTACTCAGGAGGTCGTCGCGATGGCGGTTCGTGTCCGCCAGCTCGGCCTGGTCGCCGAGATCGCGGCGCAGTTCCTCTCCGACCAGGACCGCGCGCTGGCCTGGATCGAGGCCACCATCGTGCCCGCCAATCTGCCGGCGTCAGACGCCGATGACCCGGCCTGTTCCGCGCGACGCACCCACCTCGCCGAGGCGCTCGCCGCGCTCGGCTACGTCACCTTCAAAGACGAGGAGAAAGCCCTTGGAAACGCAGATTGAATACATCGCCGCTCCGGCAGCGGGGATTGTCATGGTCGAGGGCAAGCCGCACATGCGCGATGCCGGGGGCCGCCTGGTGCCCGAAGAACTGGTGAAGTCAGAGCACAAGCTCGAAGACCAGACGGTGCGCAAGATCATCGGGTTTGCCGAAGATCTGAGTGCCCGCATCTCGCGGTTTCGTGGGCACACCTTCGACGACGTGGCATCCTTCGTCGAATTGCTTGCCGAGAAGTACGACGGGAAGCGCGGAGGCGCAAAGGGAAATACCACTATCACATCCTATGACGGGTGCCTGAAAGTGGTCGTGGCGGTGCAGGAACAGCTCTCCTTCGGCCCCGAGCTTCAGGTCGCGAAGGAACTCGTCGACGAGTGCATCGCCGCCTGGTCGGACGGCGCCACGCCCGAGTTACTCGCCCTGGTGGCCCACGCCTTCCAGGTCGACAAGGAGGGGCGGATCAACCGGGCCGCTCTGTTTCAGCTCCGCCGCCTGGATATCAAGCGCGAGCCCTGGCCGCAGGCCATGGCCGCCCTGGGCGACGCCATCCGCGTGATTGGCTCCCGCGAGTATGTGCGCTTCTACAAGCGCCCGAACCCGCGCGGCCGGTGGGAGGCCATCACCATCGATCTGGCTGCGGCGTGAGGAGGGCGGCATGACCAAACTCTTCACCGAGGCCATGTTCCGCGCCGATGATCCCGATGACGATCAGCCGATCGGCCCGGCGCTCTCCGACTTCGCCGCGGCGCTCTGCACCTGGCGCACCATGCTCATGCGTGACGCCACCGTCAGCGCGGCGGCCGCGGCGTTCAACACCACGCCGGAGCTAGTGGTGAAGGCGGTGGAAGGCCATCCCTTCATGCTCATCTCCGGGCCGGAGGGCGCGAGCGCCGGCTATCAGTTCATCGAACTGGACGGGGTGTGAGATGGCGGCACCCCGCTCTCCGGAAAAGCACCAGCTCAATTTCGCGGTGACGGAAGCCGTCCACGCGAAGCTGACCGCGTTCGCGAAGGCGGCGGGCGTGCCCGTCACCACCTACGCCAAGATGCTGTTCGAGGCCGCCTATGCGGCCCGGCACCAGCCCACGGGAGACGCGGCGCTCGACGCCTCCGTCTCCCGCGTCCTCCTGATGCACCGGCGAGGCCTCTCGCCGGCCGAGATTTCCGAGCTGGTGAACCTACCGCCGGGCCTCGTCGGCCTGACGGTGGATGCCTGGCGCAGCGAGATCACGAAGGAAGGGCAGGCGGCATGACACCCGTTCCGTCACCCCAAGAGGTCGCCGAGCTGGCGCAGCGCCTGCGCAATGGCGGCTGGAATTTCATCCTTCACGGCGATGGGCGCGAAGAGCACTTTTGGATCTACCGTTCGAATGCCGACGCGCGGCTCACCTGCTGCAAGACGTTCCGGCGTCTTGGTGGCGGCACCACCATGTTCAGCCTCGATATCGAGGCCGGCCACGTCACCTTTCCCGGCGGCATCATCGCCGATCCCGGCGCGGCCGTTTCCAGCTTCCCGAATATCGAGGCCGTCGCGGAGTTCATCCTCACGCACGACGGCGCCCTGGCGAACGAGGAGCGCGCCGGATGACCTCGCCCATTCTCTTCATTGCCGGCGCCGGCCGGTGCGGCACCACCATGGTGATGACCATGCTCGACAAGGGCGGCTTCCCCGTCGCCGGAGCGCGGCCGGACTATGAAATGGACCAAATGTCGGCGGGGCGCGTGGATCATGCTTGGGTCCGCGCCCAGGCCGGCCGGGCCGTCAAGTGGATCGCGCCCGACCTGTCGCCGATCCGTCCGGCCGATCTGCAAGGCGTTCCGACCGTCACCCTCATGCTGCACCGGGACCTCCGCGAACAGGCCGCCTCGGTGCTCAAGATGGGGGGCATGACCGACGGCCGACAGGCGCGCCGCGCTGTCGTTGCCGGCCTGAGACGGTCCGAGCCCGTCATCCGCTCAATCGTCTATACGCTTGGGCCGGTCTACCACCTGGACTTTGAGCACATCCTCCTCGATCCGCTGCGCGCGGCCTGCCGGCTGGAAGAGCTGATCATCGACCATTTCGACGGGGGCTTCGCGGTCGACAAGGCCGCGATCGTGCCGATTGCCCGCTCGCCGAAGTGCGCGCCGGACCTCTCCTTTGAGCTGGGGCTCGCGGGAGGCGCAGCATGAGCAAGCCAAAGCGCACCGGCGTCGTCGCGGTCATCAACCCCGCGTCGACCGCCATGGACCTGGACGGGGACGAGGTCCGGCTCACCTGGAAGTTCAGAAGCGCCGATCTCGCCGATGAGGCTTTCAGCCTCCTCATTGAGGGGTTCAAACACTCCCAGGTGCTGATCGACCTGCCCGACGTCGAGGAGAGCTGGGAAACCAAGGGGGCCGTTCAATGAAGGACTGGCCCTTCGGCGCCCTGCGCCCGCTCTCCTACGGCATCATCATCGCGGACCCGCCGTGGTCCTATGAGATGTACGGCGCCGCCGGCTACGAGAAGTCGCCGGAGGCGCATTATGACACGATGCCGGACGAAGAGATCGCCGCGCTTTCGGTGTCGCATCTCGCCGCTGGCGACTGCCTGCTCTGGCTTTGGGCGGTATGGCCGAAGCTGCCGGCAGCGCTCGACGTCCTGGGCGCCTGGGGCTTCGCCTACAAGACAGGCGGCTCCTGGACGAAGACGACGCGGACGGGAAAGCGGGCCTTCGGGACCGGCTACATCCTGCGCTCGACCACCGAGCCGTTCCTCATCGGCACCATCGGCAATCCGCGTATCGGCTCGCGCTCGGTCCGGAACCTGATCGAGAGCCCGCGCCGGGCGCACAGCCAGAAGCCGCCGGAGGCGCGCGCGATGGCCTCAAAGCTCTGCCCCCATGCCTTCGGCGCCGAGTTGTTCGCGATCGAGCCCTGGCCCGGTCATTCGATCTGGAACCCGAAGCCGCACCGGCCGGCGGACCCCGTCGCGCCGCAGGAGAGCCCGCCGCCGCCGGCATCGCCCGACCTCTGGAGCGTAGCGCAATGACACGGACCTCCCGCCGCAGACGAGCCCCTCCGCGCAGCAAGGCGTTTCCCATCGCCGAGGTCGCAAATCACCCCGCGTTCGCCGAGCTTCTAGCTGAGAAGGAGGCCCAAGGCTGGCCGCGGCCGAAGAGCATCACGGCGTTCTTTGGCAAGCGGATCATCCGCTGGCGGCTCACCTTCAGGCGCTCGGTCGAGGGCGGACGCGAGAGCGAGATCTACACCTGGCGTGTGCCCCGCGCCGGATCGGCGAAGGGATAGCTGCCATGCCCAGCGCCTCCCGCGTCGCCCCGCGTTCCGCTCACCTCCTGCTGTGGGGAGACGTCCAGGACGCCCAGGCGCTGCGGCAGGTGCGGGCGCGCCTCGTGACGGCACTCAAGCGCTGCCCGCCCTTCGCTCGGCGTCGGGCCTACCTGGAAATCCGTCTGGCGGAAGTCACCGCCCGGCTCATCGCTGCCGAGTTGGAAGCTGGCAGAGACCTGATCTTGAGGAGGGATTGATGGCTCTCGACTTTGACGATGATGAAGATGCTGAATTGAGCCGGTACAAGACGATTGGATGGATCGGCAAAGGGGCGCGCCTCAAACATTACTCGTCGGCGACGAAGATGGGCGGTCCCGGCATCATCAAGATCGAGATCGAAACCTTCGACTCCTTCACCATGGATGATCTGGTCAAGGATCTGGAGCGGATCGAGGCCCGCGAGAAGAAGGAGAAGGCCGCGGCCGCTCGCCCCCGTAAAGCTAAGCCGCAGCGCGCTTTGCCGGCTCCGCCGCTTCAGATCACGTACAGGGGCCGCGAATGAGCACCGCCAGCGCCGCGCAGAAGGGCGCCATCCACTCGATCAGCAAGAGCCTCGGCCTGGACGAGGAGAGCCGGCGCGACGTCATCGCCTCGGTAGCGGGCGGCAAGCGCTCCTCCTCCGAACTGTCGACCGGCGAGGCCATCCTCGTCATCGACCGGCTGAAGGCCTTGCAGGGCAGCCAGGCGGGCGGGGCAAAGGGCGCGCGCGTCATGGACGGCGCATACGCGCCCAAGCTCCTCGCCCTCTGGATTTCGGGCTGGCACCTCGGCGTGGTCCGGGACCGGAGCGACAGCTCGCTCCTCGCCTTCCTGGAGCGGCAGACAGGCCTCTCCCATGTCCGGTTCCTTCGGGATTCGGCGCAGGCCCGCGGCGTGATCGAGGCGCTCAAGGCGTGGCTCTCCCGTGAAGCCGGCGTCGACTGGCCGCCACGCGGCGAGAAGGAGGACGTGCGGGCCAACAAGCTGGCCGTCCTGTTCGCCCAGCGCCGCCTCTTGGAGCAGGCGGGCGCCGACGTGAGCGCCATGCCATCCGGCGCCGGCCTTGCCGAGCGCGCGATCGATGCCGAGATCCGCTCCGGTGGCGCATTGCTCCGCCGCCTGCTGAAGGAGGCGCGCCGTGCAGGTTGAAGGGCTGTTTAAGGACGCGCCCGTCCTGCGCTGGAGCCCCGACGAGAAGGCCAAGGCCTGGTCGGCAGTCGGCCCGCGGGGCATCTCCGCGCGCCTCTATCTCTCCGCCATCTCCGGTCGGTGGGTGCTTACGGTGGAGGTGCCACCCGGCTTTTCGCGCACGCGCCAGCTCCTCGCACAGGACGAGTTCCGCACCCTCGCCGAGGAGTGGATTCGGGAGGCCCCGCGTGTCTGACTCCCCGTCCGCCCTGTTCGATGACATCGCCTCGGTGATCGGCGCAGGCGCCGCGCTGGCGTTGTTCCGGGCGCGCGGGGGCGGACGCATCTCCATTCCGGCGCGCGCGCCGGACGGCCATTGGCTGGTGGAGCTGATCGGGCGGCCCGCGGCGGACGCCCTCTGCGACTATTTCCGGCAGGGGACGCCCGGCGACAGCATGCGCGGCGCGCAGCTCGATCTGCCCCGCGGCCCCACCGGCGTCGTCGGCGAGTTCGCGCCGACGCTGGCCCGCGCCAAGCGCGTCATGGCCGAAGCGCTCGACCAGGGCGCGAGCGCGGATGAAGCCGCCCGCCGCGCCGGCCTCACGCGTCGCACGGCATACCGGATGCGCAAGCGGTCGAAAGGCGACCCGCGACAGGGCGACCTGTTCTGATATAGCGTGCGTCCGCTTTCCCCTCATGCGTCGCGGGTGACAGTGTCACCGCATTTCCGGGATGCTCCGCAAGGGCATCGTCCCAACGTCAGCGCGCCCGGCGCGCGTCGCGCGTTGGGAGCCGATGATGCCGAAGCAGGAATTCGTGGATGCCGTCATTGGCGCGGCAAAGGCGAACGGCATTCCGGCCGCTGCGCTGCTCGCCGTGGTCGAGATCGAGGCCAACTGGCAGGCCTTTGAAGAGGACGGCGTAACGCCGTGCCTGCTGTTCGAGCGCCACGTCTTCTATCGAGAGCTGGCAGAGCGCGCGCCGACCAAGCTCCAGGCGGCCGTGAAGGCCGGCCTTGCGCGCAAATCCTGGTCGCCCTCGACGCAGTACAAAGACCAAGGCCCCTCCAAGGCGCGCCTTGCGCTCCTCGCCCGTGCCCGCGGCATCGACGAGGAGTGCGCCAACCGGAGCTGCTCGTGGGGCCTCGGCCAGACGATGGGCTTTCTCGCCGAGGAGCTGGGTTACGCCTCGGCCACTGTCATGCTCGATCGCATGGTCGCCGGGGGCGTCACCGCCCAGGTCGACATGATGCTCGCGGAGATCAAGCGGAAACGGCTGGTCGACGAATTGCAGCGTGGCGATTGGGCCGGCTTCGCGAGGGTCTACAACGGCGAAGGCTACGAGAAAAACCAGTACGACACCAGGCTCGCCGCCGCCTGTCGCCGCTGGGAGGCGAAGCTCGGTGGCACGCCGGTGGGCGATCCCGATCTGCCCAAGGTGCAGAGCGATCTCATCGCCCTCGGTTATGACCTCGGCCCGGCCGGCGCGGACGGCGTGCTCGGCCGGCGCACCCGTGAGGCGGTTCTCCGCTTCCAGGAGGCGCAGGGGCTCGACGTGGACGGCAAGATCGGCCCGCAGACGAAGAAGGCGCTCCAGGCGGCTATTCAGGCCAAGGGCACGGTGCCGGCAACGCCCTCCGTGGCCGCGCCGGCCCCGGCACCCGCCGCGCCGCCGGCCACGTCTGTGCCCGTCACCAATGCGCCGGTGGAGGTCACGAAGGAAGTCGCCGAGTTCGTGCAGCGCCGGCTGCGCGAGCTGAACTATACCCATGTCGGCAACGTGGACGGCGACGTTGGCAGTTGGGCGCAGGGCGCGATCCTCGCCTTCAGGAACGACAACGCGCTCCCCTTGGTGCCGGACATTGACAGCCAGCTCCTGGTGGCGCTGGCCGGCGCGAAGCCCAAGCCCATCGCCGAGACCCGTGCCAAAGCCTCGCCGGCCGAAGTGGCCGCGAAAATCCCCGCCGTCGCTGCCGCGCGGGCCGCCGGCCTGTGGGCTCGGATACAGGCAATCGGCGCCCTAGTGGTCGCGGCCATCACCGGCATGATCGATTGGGCTGGCGCCGCCACCGAGAAGCTGACGCCGCTCCAGGCCATGTTCGGCTCCGCGCCGATCTGGCTCCTGATCGCCGCCGTGGCGGGCGTGTCCTTCCTCCTGTGGCGGAACTCTCGCGCGGCGACCGCCGACACCGTCGACGCCTATCGCTCGGCGAGGCTCATGTGATGGGCGCCCTGGTGTCCTTCCTCATCTACGGCATCGACTGGCGCCTCCAGGCGCTAGGCGGGCTGGTCGCCCTCGGTGGGCTCGCCCTCGTCCTGGTCCGCCTCCTCGGGCTCAAGCTCGCCCTCAAGGTGCTCGCCGGAATCGGCGTCGTCTATTCCGCGCTGGTCTACGGCCGGCGCGAACGTCAGCAGGGCCGGGCGGACACGCTCGCCGAAGGAGAGCGCAATGCTCAGGAAGCTTTGGAGCGCGCGGCGCGTGCGCAACGTGCTGCTCGCGATCAGTACACCTCTCGCCCTGACCGCCTGCGTGACAGCGACGGGCACCGGCGCGACTAAGGTCTACTGCGGCGCCTCGGCCTATATCGCCTGGTCGGTGGACGACACCGACGAGACCATCAAGCAGGCCAAGGAGCACAACGCGAAGCGTCGCGCGTTGTGTGGTGCCTGATGGCGGACGATGGCGACGCCGCCCAAGCGTTCGACGAGCGCATCCGCGCCGGAATGATCGCCGCGGCGCGGGCACAGATCGAGGGCGAAGGTGCCGAAGATTGCGAGGACTGCGGCGCGCCGATTGGGGCCGCGCGCCGCGCTGCGCTGCCTTCGGCCTCGCGGTGCGTGGATTGCCAGGAGCGCCGCGAGCGCCGGAAGGAGTTCAGATGATCGAGGTTCCCCATCTCTTGCAGGGGTTCATGCTGTTGCTGGCGGCGGCGAGCCTCGCCACCACCATCATCATGACACGCGGCAAAGCGGCGGCCGACAGGGTGTCAGCGCTGGAGGCCAAGCTCGCGGACCGCGCCAGCGACGGCCGGGTGTCCACCCTGGAGCTGCGCGTGGACAAGGTCGAGAACCGAACCACGGCCATCGAAAGCGAGCTCCGCCACCTTCCGAGCCGGGACCAGACGCACTCCATGGAAATCTCGCTCCAGGAGATGAAGGGACAGCTTGCCGTTCTCACCGAGAAGGTGGGCGCCAGCGCGTCCATCAATCAGCGGCTTCAGGAGTACCTTTTGGAGGAGGCGCGCAGCAAGCGCGAGCTCGCATGAGCATGGATCGCATCATCCGCGAGGAAGCGCGGCTCATCATCCTGAAGGCCCTCGCCGAGCAGTCGGACGCGACCCTCAATTCCGAGCTGCTCCGGTTGAACCTGGAACGGTACGGCATCAGCCGCCCGCGGGCGTGGGTCCATGGTGAGCTAGACTATCTGGTCGAGATGGCCGCCGTCACCCTCACCGACGCCGGGACGGTGAAGGTCGCCATGCTGACCGACAAGGGCCAGCGCCACGTCGAGCGCAAGCTCGTGATCGAGGGCGTGAAGCGTCCCTCCCTGCCGGGAGGGTGAGCATGGCCCGTGGGCGCGGCCGCGGCCGCCTGTCCGAGATCGACCGGCTCCCCGAATGGGCCGACGAGGCGAAGATCGCCGCCTTCACCGCCCTGAAGGAGCGCAAGCTCACCCAGCTTGAAATCCTCGACCAGTTCAACGCGGCGCTGCGGGCCGCCGCCTGGGAAGAGGGGATATCGGACCCGCCGCAGATTTCGCAGTCCGCCTTCAACCGCACCGCCGTGCGCCTCGCTGTGCACGGCCGGCGGCTGGAAGAGACGCGCGAGATCGCGGCTGTGCTGGCGCCGAAGATCGACGAGGCCGGCGACGCCTCCCTGACCCTGCTCATCTCCGAGACCATCAAGACGCTCGTCTTCGAGATGCTCGGCAATGCCGGCGATCTCTCGGCCGATGGCGCCACCGCCGAAATGCTCATGTTCACGTCGCGCGCTCTCAAGCACGCCGAGGAGGCGAAGAAGATCTCCACCGAGCAGCGGCGCAAGTTCGAGCTGGAGTTCAAGGCCAAGACGGACGAGGCGGTCGAGAAGGTGGTCAAGGCCCGCGGCGGCACCGCCGAGGACATCGCCGCGCTGCGCGAAGCCATCGGCGTCCAGATCGCCAAGAAGGGATAAGCGGGCATGATCCACGCCGATCCCGAGGAGCTTGTCGCCCGCGGCCGCGCCATCTCGAAAGAGGACTGGATCAAGCTCCGCTGGGAGGACGTGCGGGCGGGGCGAACCGGCGAGGAGGCCGGCCAGCCGCTCTTGCGCTATCAGCGCGAGCTCCTCGCTTCCACCGCAGCCCACCAGGTCACCGTCTGCGAGAAGTCGCGCCGCACGGGCATGACCTGGGCGGCCGCGGCCGACGCGGTGCTCACGTCCGCCGCCAGCCGCGCGGCCGGCGGCATGGACACGCTCTATATGGGCTACAACCTCGACATGGCGCGGGAGTTCATCGACACCGCCGCCTTTTGGGCCGAGAGCTTCGGCGAGGCGCTGTCCGAAGTCGGCGTCCAGGACTTCCTGTTCGACGATGACGGCCAGCCCATCCAGGCGTTCCGCATCGCCTTCGCCAGTGGGTTCGAGATCGTCGCCCTGTCGTCGCGACCGCGATCCCTGCGCGGCCGCCAGGGCTATCTCATCCTGGACGAGGCGGCGTTCCACGAGGACCTTCAGGCGGTGGTGAATGCCGCCGTGCCGTTCCTCATGTGGGGCGGCAAGATCGTCGTAATCTCCACCCACTTCGGCGAGGACAACCCCTTCAACAAGTTGATCCAGGACTCGCGCGCCGGCCGCAAGCCGTATGCCGTGCTCCGCGTCGACCTGGACGAGGCGCTCCGCGACGGGCTGTTTCAGCGCATCTGCCGGAAGACGGGGCAGGACTGGAGCCCGGAGGCGGAAGGCGAGTGGCGGGCGACGCTCATCGCCGCCGCCGCCGATGCGGCCGACGAGGAGTTCTATTGCGTTCCCTCCCAGGGCGGCGGCGCGGTGCTCAATGGCGCCCTGATCGAGGCGCGCATGGGCCAGGGCATCCCCGTGTTGCGCTTGGAGCGGACGGCGGAATGGGGCCTCCTTCCGGAGCCCTATCGGCGCGCCGAGGTGAAGGACTGGTGCGAGGAGCACCTTGCGCCTGTTCTGTCCGGCATGGACCCGCATCTGCCCACCTCCTTCGGTGGCGACTTCGGGCGCGTGGCCGACCTCACCGTCTTCTGGCCACTCCAGACGCTCCGCACCCTGAAGCGCGCCACGCCCTTCGTGGTGGAGCTGCGGAACATCCCGTTCGACCAGCAATGGCAGATCGGCAAGTTCATCTGCGACCGGCTTCCGCGCTTCTCGGCGGCGAAGCTCGACGCCATCGGCATCGGCATGCAGCTCTCCGAGCAGTTCGCGCAGACGTATGGCGTGCTGCGGGCCGAACCGGTGAAGCTCTCCGCCACCTGGTACATCGAAAACGTGCCGGCGCTGCGGGCGGCCTTCGAGGATGACGCCATCCTCATTCCCGCCGATCTCGACATCAAGGGCGACCTTCAGCTCCCGGTGATGAAGGGCGGCGTCCCGACCATGCCGCCCGTGCGCACCACGGGCGCGGACGGCAAGAAGCGCCACGGCGACGCCTTCGTCGCCCTGCTCCTCGCCCATGCGGCGAGCCGGGCCAATGTCATCGCCTACGAATACACCGCGGTCGGTGACGATGACGACGACGGCGGCTCCATCTTTTCCGAGCCGGCGGGAGGCCGCGCGCTATGGTGAAAATCCCCCAGCTTCTCGGCCCCAACGGTCTCCCCATTGATCGCTCCCTCCTGTCGAAAGAGGTGGCCGCGCCCACCATCACGGGCGTGCGGGCAACCCATCGGGAGGCGGTGGCGTCCGGTCTCCGGCCGGAACGTCTCGCCGGCATCCTGCGCCAGGCGCAGATGGGGAACGCGCGGGACTACCTCACCCTCGCCGAGGAGATGGAAGAGCGCTACCTGCACTATGCCAGCCAGGTGCAGACGCGCCGCCTCGCCATCGAGGGCATCACACCCACGGTGGAAACGCCGAAGGGCATGGACACCCGCATCGTGGACGCGGTGCACGAGCTCATCGAGGAGCCCGGCTTCCTCGACACCATCGGCGAGCTCACGGACGGCATTGCGAAGGGCTATGCCGTGGTCGAGCCGGTGTGGGAGTATGAGCGCAAATACCTGCGCCCGGTGGAATGGAAGGTGCGCGACCAGCGCTTTTTCCAGTTCGACCGCGTGACCATGCGCGAGTTGCGGCTTGCCCGCGATGGCAGCCTCGACGGCGACCCGATCACGAAGCCCACCTTCATCGTGCACATGCCGCGGTCGAAGACGGGCATCCCGATCCGGCGCGGCTTCGCGCGGGCGGCGTGCTGGGCCTGGATGCTCCAGTCCTTCGCCCTGAAGGATTGGGCCGCCTTCGCGGAAATCTACGGGGTGCCGCTGCGCCTGGGAAAGTACCACCCCGGCGCGTCCGAGGCCGATAAGCGCACCCTGTTGCGCGCCGTCGCATCCATTGCGAACGACGCCGCAGCGATCATCCCCCAGGGGATGGAGCTGGAGCTGATCCAGGCGGACGGCTCGAAAGGCGAGGCCGTCTTCGGCGGGCTCCTGGACTACCTCGACAAGAACGTGTCGAAGCTCATCGTCGGCCAGACCATGACAGCAGACGACGGCGGCTCCATGGCCCAGGCGGTCGTGCACGATAAGGTTCGCATCGACATCGTCCAGGCGGACGGCCGGCAGCTCGCCACCACCCTCAACCGTGACTTCATCCCGTGGTTCGTCGCCTTCAACTTCGGTCCCCAGGACGTCTATCCGCGCGTTGCCCTGCCGGTGCCCGAACCCGAGGACCTCAAGGAGCTCACCGAGGGTGTGGCGCGCCTGCTTCCCTATGGGCTGAAGGTTGGACAGAAGCAGATGCGGGGAAAGCTCGGCCTGTCCGAGCCGGAGGAAGGCGACGAGATCCTCGCACCGCAGAAGCCGGCGGCACCACCCCCCGGAAACGATCCTTCAAACGCCGTGAAAGAGCCTGCGTCGGCCGCGAAGAAGGCGCCGCAGGCGGGGCTTTCGGCGGGTACCGGCTTCGCGCACCCCGGCGGTTGTGCCTGCACCGGATGCCGGGCCTTCGCGGCCCTGGCGGCCGATCCCGCAGGCGTGGATGTGGAGGCCGAGCTCGATGCGCTCTTCGCCCAGGAGCTCGCCGACTGGGAGGAGGTGGCCGATCCCATCTTCGCCGCCCTGCGGGCGGGCCTTGCCAAGGCCAAGTCCTATGACGAGCTCATCGCACTCCTGCCTGAGATGGCGGGCGAGGGTGGCTCCGATCAGCTCGCCGAGCGCTTGGCCCGGCTGACCGCCATCGCCCGCGGCCTCGGCGACGTGGCCGATTGAGCCGTGACCAGGCGCAAGCTCCTCGGCCTCCTCCTCGCCGCCCTCGCGGGCGAGGTCCGCAGGAACATGGATGCACCGCCGGAGGTGCTCGACTATTTCCGGCGCAAGGAACTCGCCCCGCGCTTCTCCTGGCGGAACGTGTGGGGCGAGGAGCATGCCCACGCCTTCACGGTCGCGGGCGTGATCGACGCGCGCGTCCTGGCGGAGTTCCGCGCCGGCATCGACAAGGCCATCGTCGAGGGCAAGGGCTTCGAGACGTTCCGGGAGGAGATGCGCAAGCGCCTCACGCCGCACGGCTGGTGGGGCGCCCGCGACGTGGTCGACCCGGTGACGGGCAAGGCGAAGCGCGTGGACTTCTCGGTGCCCCAGCGCCTGGAGACCACCTTCTGGAGCAACATGAGGGCGGCGCGCGCCGCCGGCCAGTGGGACCGCGCCCAGCGGACCAAGGCCGCGCTGCCGTATTTCCTCTATGTGCGCACCACCTCGGCGCACCCCCGGCCGAACCACCTGCGCTTCGTTGGCGTGATCCTGCCGGTGGACGATCCGGCCTGGAGCTGGATGTTCCCGCCCAACGGCTGGGGCTGCAAATGCTCGGTACGCCAGATCTCGCTCGGCCAGCGCGACCGGTACCTGGAAGGCTCGAAGGGCGAGGACGGTGTCTGGTACACCGACGCGGCCCCGCCCCGGAATGACAAGAGGTTCCTCAATAAGCGCACAGGCGAGGTCACGATGGTGCCGGAGGGGATTGACCCCGGCTGGCACACCAATCCCGGAATCGGCAGGGCGAAGACGCTGGGGCAGCAACTGGTGGACCGGCTCGGCGAACAGGAGCCCGCCGTCGCGCGGGCCATGACGCGCCGGTTCGTCCGCACGGACGGGTTCGAGAGCTTCGTCTGGCGCGCCCACCGGCGCGAGGAGGAATGGAGCAAGCTGCCCGCAGCGACCAGGGCGAGCGCCGCCGGCCGCCGCGCGCATTGGGATGACTCGCCCATGCCGGTGGCCGTCCTGCCGGACGACCTCGCGGGAGGACCGTCCGTCACCTCGATCGTCACGGCGACGGACTATGCCGTCGCCCACAACGCCAGCCACGCCATGACGGCTTTCGAGTGGGCGCGGGTGCAGCAGCTCCTGGACGTGGGCGAGGTGCGGCGGCGCCGCCGCGACGAGGCACTCCAGGTGTTCGTGCCGCGCAGCGCTGATCGTTCGGCCTGGTGGTACGTCATCCTGCACCGTGACGGCGGCCGCTGGCGGATCGGAACGCAGATGCGGGCCAGCGCGCGCTATGTCGCCAAGGAGAAGGAGGCCGGCCTCCTCCTGCGACAGGGCGGCGCCACCGTCATCGAGGAGGGAGCGGGGGAAATCGCGACGGAGGAGAGGCCGTGACCCCTCTCGCGGAACTTGTCCGAAGGAACGGTGCCCGAAGGCTGGTTCTCCGCCGCGAGCAAATGATCTCAGTTTGTGGCGCCCAAAGCAACCAAGACCCGCCGCCGGAGCTCAACCGCCCACGTGTGTGTGCGCTAAATGGCCAACCTGACGACCGGATGCCAGCCACGAGATTGTAAGAGCGTCTCTTTACGACCTCAGCCGAGATTTCGTATCGTCGCCGTCCGGTCGGGGGGAGACGAACAGATGGGAGAGGTGTCATTGCGGATCGAGCATTTGGTGCTCGATTCGGACAACCCAAGGATTACTCACGCTGCTGGCCAGCAAGAGGCACTCCAAAAGGTTGTAAAGGATCAGAACACAAAACTGATCCGGCTAGCCGAGAGTATCGTTGAGCATGGCCTAAGTCCCATCGATAAACTGATGGTTTTGGAAGTCAGTTCAAAACCAAAAAGATACATTGCCCTGGAAGGCAACCGAAGGGTGGCGGCTCTCAAGCTGCTATCTAATCCGGCGGTTATGACCGGCCTTGATATGCCGAATAGTATGCAGAAGTCTATGGAGCGTTTGGCAGGCATATTTGATCAGAGCAAAATCGAGCCGCTCGTCGCCTATGAGGTCCCATCTCGGGAAGATGGGAGGTACTGGATTGAGCTTCGTCACAACGGCGAGGACGAGGGACGCGGAATTGTCGGCTGGAAGCCGATCGCTGCAGCTCGGTTTCGCAAGAGAGAGCCCGCGATTCAGGCCCTGGATCTGGTTTTGGAACACGGCGGCCTGAGCGAGGACGAAGCCGAGGCAATTCGCTCGAAGTTCTCGCTAACCACGCTCCGGCGCGTTGTCGCAACGCCATCAGCACTGGCCTTGCTCGGCCTGACTGTGAAGGACAATCAACTTCGCACCCAGCTTGCCGCCAGCGAGGTGATAAAGCCACTGAAAAAGGTTGTCAGAGACATTGCCGAAAAGCGGGTGACTTCCCGCAGCTTCAACAAAAGCGAAGACATAATTAGCTATGTGCGAGGCTTCGACAAGACTGACAGCCCCGATCTAAGCAAGACTTCCGGCGACCGTCCCGTGGAAGGTATCCAGAAGGGCGAATTTACAAAGCCGTCAAAGCCCGCAAAACCACGTCCGAAGCCGGCCGACGCACGTCCTAATGTTGTTCCGAAAGCTTGCTCGCTAAATGTCACGGATAATCGGGTAGGAGAGATCTATAAAGAGCTTCGCACGCTTAAGCTTACCGACGCAAGGAATGCAATAGCCGTCCTACTCCGCGTCTTCTTGGAATTGTCGATCGACCATTTCTTGGAATCCAATCGAATAGACCTGCATTTCAAGGACCCAAAGAGTGGAAAGAAGATTTGGAAGAGCCTGGATAGAAAGCTGTCTGAGGCTGTCGAATCGTTGGTAGATCGCGGAGTACCCGCAGCTCATTTTAACGAGGTCACTCGGAGCGTGAGCGTGAAGACCAGCCCATTGCACATGGATGTGCTCCATCGCTACGTTCATGATCGGTTCGCGACGCCATCGCCGCAGGATCTGACGGCCGCTTGGAATAACGCCCAGCCACTATTCGAGAAGATTTGGCCGTGACTACGATGAATGTGTCGCCGCGTCGACTGACTAACTTCACGCCTCTTCGCTACCCAGGCGGAAAGGGAAAGCTTGCGGCTTATGTCAAAGAGATCATCCGATCGAATGATCTTTTTGACGGTGTCTACATTGAGCCATACGCAGGAGGTGCGGCGATTGCGCTTGAATTGCTTTTTCAGGAGTTTGTAAGCCAAATTCACATTAATGATTTGAGTCAACCCATTTATTCATTTTGGAAATCTGTCTTGAATGATAGTGATGATTTATGTCGAATGATAAAGGATACTAAACTTTCAGTTGAGTCATGGGATCGTCAGAAGAAAATTTTTGCAAATCCCCAAGATCATAGCTATTTAGACCTGGGATTTGCAACATTCTTTCTCAATCGCACAAATCGTTCTGGCATTTTGAATGCCGGGGTTATTGGGGGCCGAGATCAATCCGGCGCTTGGAAGATTGATGCTCGGTACAATGCTGATGAACTTGCGTTTCGAGTAGAGTCTATTGCCAGAATGCGCCATCGCATCAAGCTAACGCAGCGAGATGCGCTCGATCTTTTGCGTAGAGGTTTGCGAAGCTGGTCGCGAAAGACGCTAGTATATTTGGATCCTCCATATTTCGATCAAGGTCGTAATCTATATTATGATTATTACAAACCAAGTGACCATGCAGAACTATCGTCATTCATCTCGGAAAACATGTCGGATCGACATTGGATCGTCTCATATGACAATGTGGCTCCCATAAAGGAGCTATACGCCGAATTTCCGAGTGTCGTTTACAATGTCGGCTATTCAGCCCGCGATTCCCGCGTGGGAAAAGAGGTGATGTTCTTTTCTCCGATCGTCAAAATCCCGGAACTTGTTGGACCAATCCAACAGGTCAGGGAGCTTGAGATGATTGATGGTTCGTGAGCGCCAATCGAGATGCGCCTGGTCGTGGTGACAAGGCGACATTTCGTAAGAGTGCGTTGCCGGGCCCAAATGGGATCTTTGCGCGCCGTCAGCGCCAATATCTCTCGCCGGCCAAGCGGTAGCCGCGAGACCAAGGCTGGAGCCGATCGACAGAGAAGGCCGCTAGCGGCGGCCAAGGCGGTCGGGACGGGCCGGACTGCCGGCAGAGGACCGAACGCCGCCCCACGGCTTTCAATGGTGCTTTAATTTCGCTCGTGGCGTAAGACGAACGGGCACAGGCGCCCTCGGGCTGGCCTGGCTGGCTGACCCTGCCCGGTGACACTGTCACCGGCGCCGCCTGTTGGGGGAGCACCTAGCGTGCCCCCATGTCTCGCCGATCCGCAACCCCCACCACGCCCCTCGCCACCGGCGTCATCGCCGGAGAGGTCGCCACGCTTGCGGCCGGCGCGGCCTTGCCGACCGAGATCAAGATCGCTCCGGCCGGGACCGTGACCACGCGGGACGGCCGCAGCTTCTCCTTCGATCCAGCGGCGCTGGCGGCGCGGTTCCAGGCCGAAGGCGTGGACCTGCCCATCGACCTCGATCATGCGATCTCGCGCCGCTCGCTGTTCGGCGAGCGGGCGAACGCCGTGGGCTGGATCAAGGGCCTCTCGGCTCGCCCCGATGGGCTGTACGCCACAGCCGTCGAATGGCTTCCGGAAGGCGAGGCGGCCCTCGCGGCGCGCAGCCACCGATACGTCTCGCCGACCTTCCACCACACCGACACTGGCGCCGCGACCTGGCTGCATTCCGTCGCCCTGGTTGCCGCGCCTGCCTTGTCCATGCCCGCCGTGGCGGACGCCAACGGTCACATCCAGGAGCCTTTCGTGCTGAAAGCAATCGCCAGGGCGCTCGGTCTCGCCGAGACCGCCGACGAGGCCGCGTGCCTCTCCGCCATCGCCACCATGACCACCGGGAAGGTGGAGAAGGCGGTGCACGACCAGACGCTCGCCACCCTCTCGGCCACCACCGCCGAGCTCGACGCCCTCAAGAAGGACACGCGCGACAAGAAGGTCGCGGCAGTGCTGGAGGGCGCCCTCAAGGCGAAGAAGATGGTTCCCGCCCAGCGCCAGCAGTACGAGGCGCTGTGCAGCACGGACGCCGGCCTCGCCCAGGTCGAAGCGCTTCTCGCTGCCTCTCCCGCGAACTTGCAGGGCAGCGACCTCGACACCCGCCAGACGCCGGACGGCGGCGGCAATGACGAGGAGCAGCCGGCCATGCTGGCGGCGCGCGCCGTAGCCTATCGCAACAAGATGGCGGCGAGCGGGGTGGAAATGTCCGCCGCCGAGGCCGTCGCCGCCGTGAAGGGGGGTGCCAAGTGAGCCCGCTGCTGATCAAGAGCTTCGCCGCCGCCGCCGCCGTCGCCGGCTATCGCATCGTGACGCTCGGCGCTGGCGGTGCCGCCCAGGGCGCGGCCGCCACCGGCGACATCATCGGCGTCTCCGACAGCCTCGGCGCCGATGCCGGCGGCATGCTGGACGTCATCATGGTGGGTTCTGGCGAAGTCACGTGCGGCGGCAACGTCGCCGCGGGCAAGCCCCTCACCGCGGACGCGCAGGGCCGGGCGGTCCAGGCGACTGCCGGTGCCGGCGTGCGCATCGTCGGCTTCGCGCTCGCCGCTGGCGCGGTCGGGGACGTCATCCCCGTTCACGTCGCCCCCGGCTACTTCTCCGCCTGACGGCGGCTCCTCCTGACAATCCGAGGTAATCGCCCATGGCTCCCCGCCGCCCGTTTACGGTCGACCCGGTCTTGACCGCCGTCGCCATCGCCTACCGCAACCCGGCCATCAACCTCATCGCCGACCAGGTGCTCCCGCGCCGCGACGTGGCCCAGGAGCGGTTCGGCTGGACCGAGTACCCTCTCGCCGAGAGCTTCTCGGTGCCCGAGCTGCGCGTCGGCCGCCGGAGCCGCGTCGGCCAGGTGGAGTTCACCGGGACCGAGAAGACGGACGAGGTGTCGGATTTCGGCATCGACAGCCCCGTCCCGAACACGGATATCAAGGCTGCCGCCGCCGCCCGCGCCGCCGGCACGTCCACCTACGATCCCGAGGCCCGCGCCGTCGAAGGCGTGATGGAGATGGTGAAGCTCGGCCGCGAGATGCGCGTCGCCAACCTGGTGCAGGACCCGGCGAACTATGCCACCGGCCGGAAAGTACTCCTCGCCGGGACCTCGCAGCTCTCCGACTACGCCAATTCCGATCCCATCGGCGTCATCCAGGCCGCCCTGGATGGCACGCTGGTCTATCGGCCGAACCTCGTGACCATGGGCTTCGCCGCCTGGAGCGTGATCCGGCGTCATCCCAAGCTGCTCAAGGCGGTCAAGGGCGGGCTGACCGAGGACGGCCTCCTGACCCGCCAGCAGTTCGCGGACCTCTTCGAGATCCAGAAGCTGCTGATCGGCGAAGGGTTCGTGAACACCGCGGCCAAGGGGCAGACGGCAACGCTGAGCCGTGTGTGGGGCAAGCACATCGCCGCGCTCTACATCAATCCCCAGGCCAACACCGACCAGGGCATCACCTGGGGCCTCACCGCCCAGTTCGGCACCGAGATCGCCGGCCGGATCGACGACCCGAACATGGGCCTTGAAGGCGGCACGCTGGTGCGTGCCGGCGAGCGGGTGAAGGAGCTCGTGGTCGCGAAGGACACGGGCTATCTCATCCAGAACGCGGTCGCCTGACCATGGCGAAGGCGGCTACCAGGGCGCCCGCGAAATCGGGCGCAAAGCCGGCCAAGCCGGCGACCAAGCCGGAAGCGCCGGCAGAATCCTCGACGCTTGATGCGTCCACCGCGACCGCGAACCCCGCGGCCGCCGGCACCGGCGACCAGCCGCCGGCCACCGATACCCCTCCGAGCGACCAAAAGGCACCGGAGGCGGGGGGCGGCACAACGCTGCCCCCCGCCGAGAAGCCCGCGCCGGAGGGGAGCTCCAAAGCGCCGGAGGTGAAAGCCCCGGCTCCCGAGGCCACCCACGATTTCGAGGTCGCGTCGACGATCGACATGGACCTCAAGCGCTACGAGCCGGGCGAGCCCATCGCGCTCACCCGCGAGCGCCATCGCGAGCTGAAGCAGGCCGGCGCCATCACGGGCGACTGGCCGGCCGACTGAGCGGAACCCCTGGCCGCGCCGGCACCTCGCGTGCCTCCGGACGGGGCGGTCCGCTGCCCCGTCCACCATTTCCAGCCGCAGGGGACATCCGGCATGAGCTACGCCACCCTCGCCGACATCCAGGAGGCCTACCCGGCCCAACTGATCCTGCTCGGCGCGGACGAGGCGACCGGCGAGCTCGACGAGGATCGCGTCAACCGCGCGATCGTGGCCGCCGGTGCCGACATCAACGGCATTCTCTTCCGGCGCTACACGCCCGCCGAGCTCGCGAACCTCACGGCCGACAGCCAGGCCATCCTGCGCACCTATGCGATCGACATCGCCCTCTACCGCGTGGCGCTTGCCTTCTCCCGCTCTTCCGAGCGCGTGAAGGATGCGCGCGACGACGCAATCAAGAGCCTTCAGGGCATCGCCAGCGGCGCCGGCGGGCTGACCTTCGAGGCTGCGTCTTCCGGCGGCGCCGGTGCCGCGCCGGGAGCCGAGGCATCCGGCTCCCCCAATGAGGCGATCGTCGTGGCGCCGGAGCGACTGTTCACCCGCGACCGTCTGAGGGGCTGGTAATGGCCGGCATCCGCATCGTCGTCGAGGTTTCCGGCGTTGAGGCCGTCAACGCGTACATGGAGCGCCTTGCCGGCCGCGACACCACCGAGCTCATGACCAACATCGGCGCGGTGCTGGAATCGTCGACGCGCGAGCGCATCGAGGAGACGAAGACGTCGCCGGACGGCGCGGCCTGGGCGCCGAACCTGGAAGGCACGTCCATCCTGCTCCGGACCGGCAGGCATCTGCGGGACTCCATCGCCTACATCGCCTCGGCCAATGACGTCGAGGTCGGTTCGTCGTGGGAGTTCGCCCACATCCACCAGGACGGTGCCACCATCACGCCGAAGAACGCCAAGCGCCTGTCGTTCTTCCTCCGCGGCCGCCGCGTGAGCGCCCGGAAGGTCACCATCCCGGCCCGGCCCTTCGTGGGCGTGTCGGCGGAAGACGAGGTGGAGATCCAGCGCATCGCGACCGACTGGCTGCGCCTCGGTGGAGATGCCCGATGATTGCGCCGCTCACTCTCGCCGAGCGCCTCGCGAGCAGCCGTCTCATGGAGGCCCACAAGGCCATCGTCGCGACACTCGCCCCGCTGTTTCCCGGCGTCCAGGTCGTGCGCCATCCCGGCCGCGTCGACGTCGCCGACTTGGTGGAGAAGGAGATTTTCAGTGCTCCGACCATCGCTGTCGCTGCCACCCGCGTGCGTGTTGCGCGCGAGCTTGCCGGTGAACATGGGCTGGCGGTGGAATGGACCGCCTACCTCATTGTCGAGGACAAGGTCGTTGGAAACCGGCGCGTCGAGCGCGACGAGATCGCCCACGCCCTCGGTGCCGGGCTCCTCGCTGTGCTTGAGGACCATGAGGCGCCGCGCTGGGGCCTTGAGGACATCACCGACCCCGGCGACGAGCCCCGGCCGGAGCTGCGGCCCATCTTCACCGTCAAGGCGCTGGAGCGCGGCGTGGCCCTGTTTGCGGTCATCTGGTCGCAGACGCTGCTCTCGCTCGGCGAGGCGCTTTGGGACTTCACCAGCCCGCCGCCCCCGGACTTCGATCCCCGCGTCTATCTGCCGGGCGATCCGCCGCCGCAGGAGGAAGCGCCATGAGCGAGGTCGCCTCCGAGCTCGCCTTCCTGCGCCGGGAGATCACCCGCCTCAACCGGAAGCTCGCGCTTGCGCGCCTGCCGGGCAAGGTCAAGGAGGTCAAATCCGAGGACGGGGATTGGCGCGTCCGCCTGGACATGGGCGAGGACCCGGAGACCGGCGACAAGGTGCTGTCCCCGTGGGTGCGGGTGCAGCCCGCCAGCGCGGGCGCCCTCAAGATCAAGGTCCGCCCCTCTGAGGGCGAGCAGATGTACCTCATGAGCGCTTCCGGCGTGGTGGGCGCCGACAGCGTCGCCATGTGGGGCGCATTCGACCAGGACCACCCGGCGCCGGCCGGCGACGAAGACGTCATCTTCGAGCGGGGCAATGCCCGCCTGACGATCGAGGACGGGAAGATCCTCGCCAAGGTGGATGGCGTCACCCTCACCCTCGCCGAGGGCAAGGCGACCGTTGCCTCCGGCGATGCCTCGCTCGTCGTCGAGAACGGCAAGGTCACCGCCAAGGCCGGCGAAATCATCGCCGACGGCAAGGTGAAGGCGGGCGGCCCGAACGCGACGCTTCGGGCGCTCCGCGAAGATCTCACTCCCGCAGAAAAGGTCTATGTCGAATGACCGACATGAAGCGCTACACGGTCACGGACCGCGCCGGCCCCCGCGTCGCGGGGCGGCTCGCAAAGGCCGGCGACGTTCTGGAGCTCACCGCAGCCGAAGCCGCCTACGAGCGCCGCCAGGGTGCCATCGTGCCGGAGGGCGCCGAGCTCTCCCGCGCCTTCACCGAGGACAGCGACAGCCTGAAGGAGCTGCGCGACCGCGCTCGCGGCGCCGGCCTTCCGCACGCCACGCCCTCGGTGGCCGTCGCCATCGAGACGCGGCCCAGTGGCGCGGCACAGAGCGCGGCACGCAAGCCCAAGGGCAAGGCGGCGGCCGAGCCGGCTGCGGCGGGCGAAGGCGCCTGACATGGCGATCCGCTATCGCACCGGAGTCGACCAGCGCAGCGGCCGCCCCTTGTCGGGCTGGGCGCATTGCGTGCAGTCCATCGGCGTCATCCTCACCACATCGGTCGGGGAATGCGTGATGGCGCTCGACTTCGGCGCGAAGCTGGTCAGCCACCTCGGCAACAACCTGGTGCCGCCCATCGTGCTCGCGATCTACACCGACGCGACCGAAGCCGTGCACCGCGAGGAGCCGGAGTTCCGCATCGCGCGGCTCCAGCTCGTGAAGGCGGACCGCACCGGCTCGCTGCATCTCGGCATGTGGGGCGACTATTACCCCGAGGGGCGGCTCGGCAATTACGACCTGGTCGAGCCGCGCGACGGCTATTTCGTGCTGAAGGCCGGCGAGGCCGGTGGCGCGCGGATCGGAGCGAGCTGATGACCGCGCCCCTCGCCACCATGATCGACCTCACGCGCCTGCCGCGCCCGCTGGCGATCGAGGACCTCGATTTCAAGGCCCTTCAAAGCGCCTTCATGACCCGCTTCGTGGCCGAGTGGACGGCGCAGCGGGCGAAAGACCCGACGCTGCCCGCCTTCGACGTGGGCAACACGCGGTCCGATCCCGTCGTTCTGGCGAGCCGCGCCTTCTCCTACGTGCGCCTCCTTGACCGCACGCGGGTGAACGATGCCGTCGCCGCCGTGCTCGCCCCGCTCGCCAGAGGCGCGGACCTCGACAATGTGGCTGCTCGCCTCGGCGTGGAGCGGCTCGTCCTTATCCGCGCGACCGACACCGAGCCGGCGGTCATGGAGAGCGACGATCGCCTCCTGCGGCGCTACCTGCTGGCCTTCTCCCGGCCCTCCGCCGGCAGCGCGGCCCGGTATCTCTACGAGGCGCTCACCGCGTGGCCGCAGCTCCTCGACGCCGCCGTGATCGGCCGGGCGGTTCACGGACGGCGCGGCGACACGGACGTCGTGCTGGTCGGTCCGGATGGCCGTGCGCCCGTCGCCGACGAGATTGCCCTGGTGCGCGAGCGCCTCGCGGCCCCCGGCGTGAAACCCGAGGCGACGTCCGTGGCCGTGGGAGCGGCAACCCGCCGGCTCTATTCGGTCGAGATGACCATCCAGGTCCCGCGCGGTCCCGATGCCAGCGCGGTCGCGGCCGAGGTCGAGGTCCGCGTTCGCAAGGCCGGCCAGGCGCGGCTCTATGCCGGCGCCGAGGTGCCGCGCGATCTCCTCGCCGGTGCGGCCTATGGGCTGTCCGTTATCCGCGCCGACATGCCGTCGCCGGCCGCCGACATCCCACCCGATCCCTACACCGTGCCCGTCTTCTCCGACGTGACCGTGACACCGGAGGTCGTGGCATGAGCGCCGATCCGTCCGACCTCCTGCGCAATGAAGCCGGCCCCCTGGAGACGGCGCTCGCCGCCGCCATGGCGGATGACCTCCCGGTGCCTGTCCGCGCGATCATGTCGCCGGCCACCACGCCCGCGCGCTTCCTGCCGTTCCTCGCGGTCCATGATGGCGTGCTGCTGTGGTTTCCGGACTGGACCGAGGACCGCAAGCGCGAGGTAGTGGCGGCCGCGCCGCAGCTCGCCGGCAAGGTCGGGACGCGGGCCGCTACGGCTCCGCTCCTCGGCTATGTGGATGCGGAGCTTCGCGACGTCGTCTCCTATCCGGACCGGTTCGTGATCGGCCGCTCCCGGATCGGCCGCACACCGATCGGGCACCCGCCGTTCGTCGCGCGCCACCTGATCGCCGTGGACACCCGCACGCCGCCGGGGGCCCTCGTCCTGGCGCGCGGCGTCGTCGGCCGGCGTGCCCTGCGAACACCGAGCCGGGAGAAGCTGCGCCGCACCCTCGTCGCCCTCTGCGCGGCGAAGTCGCCCGAGACCGAGTACCGGGCCGACCACGGCCGCTTCCGCCCGCTCACGCTGGGCGATGCGCCCTTGCTCGACGGCTCCCACACCCTCGGCGGCTACGTGCCGCGCCACCGCCTTTGAGGTCGACATGACGAAGATCGTCCGCTGGTCCGAAGCCGAGATCGCCGAACCGGGCGACTATGACCGCGTCGGCGCGTTCGCCCGCGAGGGCGACGAGGCGCTTGCCGGCGCCGCGCTCGGCTACCCGCACCACTGGAGCGGCTTCACCATCTCGCACGACTCCGCGGTCGAGCTCACCATCAACCGGGGTAACCTCTTCGTCGGCACGGTCGAATATGCCGCCGACGATCCCATCTTCCTCAACCTGCAAATCCATCTGCCGCTGGTCACCGGAGACCGCCGCTGGATTGCGCTCCTGGTGCGCGGTGCGAGCGAGGTGGTCTCCGAGCAGCGCATGATCGAGACCGACGCGGAAACCCACGACACCGTCAGCCAGGCGGTGCCGAAGGTGGACCGCCGCTTCGTCGAGGTCGTGGTGCAGCAGGGCCTGCCGTCGCCGACGCCGCTGAAGCCCACCGTCGCCGCCGACCAATGCTGCCTTGCCTTTGTCGAGCTCGCCACCACCGGCATTGTTGGCGTGGAGATGGACAACGCCAGCCGCGTCAAGGGCCTCTACGAGGTGGAAGGCCGGCTCGCGCAGATCGAGGGCGACGTCGCCAACACCATCCGGCGCACGACGACGCTGGAGACGGACGTCGCGAACATCGCGGCACGCCTCGGCGACATTCCCCGTCCCGAGATCATGCGCCAGATCAAGCGGGACCTCGCCATCCTTCGGCGGAACTCGTCCGTTCCTGACGATGCCGTCGCCTATTGGTTCGACCCGTGCCTAACGGCCGACGAATGGGACACCACGCACGGCTCCTGGCTGGCCCGCGTGCACGAGGGCATGCGCTTCGGCTGGGCGGCGGAGCGCGATGCCCAGCTCGCCTTGCTCGATCCCGCTTCCACCGCCATCCGCCTGAGCGGCTCCCTCCTCATGCCGGCCTGGACCGAGGCCATGCGGATCGAGGTCGAAGGCGACGGCGGCTCGGTGAACATCTCCCAGCTCGCCCACACCGTCACCACCGCCGTCCAGCGCCAGATCGCGCGCACGTCGATCGAGTACGGGAAGACCGTCAAGTTCACGGACATGCTGGCGTGGTGGCACCGCGACAAGGTGGTCGGGGAGACCTTCACGCGGCGCGGCGAGGAATGGGGCGTGGTGGCGGTGAAGGGCGATGTGCCCGGCTTCCGTATCCTCACCATCGGCAAGGTCATCCGCCACGAGTGGCTTGAGACCTATTGGGACTACGAGACCGAGAACGTGGGGCTCAACGGCTCCACCTATGCGCAAACCTGGCTGAACAGCCAGCCGCTGATCCTCACCTCCATCGAGCTCGATTTCGTGCGCGTCGGCTCCACCGGCGACGTCCACCTCCTGGTGTGCGAGTGCTCGGAAAGCGGCGCCCCCGATCCGGCGAAGGTCATCGTCACGGCCACCCTCTCGCCCGGCGACATCTCCACCGGCTGGACCAAGTTCAGCCTGCGGCCCTCGCTCCTGGAGAGCGGCAAGCGCTACGCCTGGATGACGGTCACCACCGGCAACCATGCGCTGGCGACAGCCACGGGCAACAAGTTCGCCCAGGGAACCATGTTCCTCATGACGGACGGCGCCTTCATGCAGGGCGACCAGCGCACGGACTTCGCCATGCGCATCAACGCCGCCCGCTTCGGCGCCACGCGCGCGGTGGTGGAGATGCAGCCGCTCACGTTGGGCGACGGCATGACGGACATCCGCATCCTCACGGCGGGCTGGACGCCCGGCGGCACCAGCCTCACCTGGGAAGTGCAGCCGAGCGGGGCGACGACTTGGACGCCGGTGGTGGGCGATGAAGGCGAGACCGATCCGCTGCCGGGCCTTCCGGCGCTGGTGCGGTTGCGCGCGGTGTTCGCCGGCACCACCGACCTCATGCCCGCCGTGGTCCTGGACGTATCGGCCCGCGGGGAGACGTATCGCCCGCGCAACCAGCTCGTCGGCATCGGGAAGGTGCACGACTTCGGCCTGAGCACGAGCACCGTGCAGATGGAAACCGTTGTCGATGATTTCGACGCGGCGAAGCACATCGCCGTCAACCGCCTCATGGTCGGCGCGACGGTGCTGACGCCGGCCTCCACCAGCACGCTCATCGATCCGGACCGGCCGGAGCGGCGCACCCTTCTGAGCACCTTCAACCTCGGCGCCCCGGCGAGTGCGGTGCGGCCGCGTGTCGAGGCCGACACCACCGAGATCGTCAATCTGCCGTTCGTCGAGAGCGTCGCTCTCTACGCGCTTTAAGGAGCTTTGAATGAGCCCGGAGCCCTTCGATCCCGCGCGGACCTATCGCGTCCGGCTCGCTGCCACCGTGCGCCTCGGCCCGGTGAAGTACCTCGCGCGGGCCGGTCACGAGATGACCGGCGCCGTCCTCAATGCCATCGTCCAGGAGCACGGCGCCGATGCCATCGCCTCTGCCGAGCCGATCTAACAACTACCAGGGCGCGCTCGACACACCGCTGTCGGTCTATCTCTGGAACCTCGTCATGGGCGACGTCGCCGCTCGCCTCGCCCAGGCGGAGGCGGTGCGCGCCGACTTTGACGAACTGATCGCCGCCGGCACGGGCCAGGCGCTCGCGGTCATCCAGGCGAATGTGGCTCCGCAGCTCACGGCACTTGCCCAGCAGGTGGCCGCGCTGTCGGCCGACGCGGCCACGGCGCAGGACATCGTCGAGCAGATCAACAACGGCTCGATCCCGGCGAGCGTGGTCGCGGAGACGGCTGCGCGTTTGTGGCTCACGCCTGGGCTCCGGGACACCTGGAACGCCAAGGCGACGCCCGGCCAGGCCCAGGGGATGGTGGACACTGCCATCGCGGCCCTGAAAGGCGGTTCGCTGCCGCCGGGCCTGGATACGCTGGTCGAGATCGCCACCGCGCTCGGCAACGATCCGAACGCCATTGCGTCGCTTTCTGCGGCGGTGGGGGCACGCCTGGTGAAAGCGGCGAACCTCGCCGATGTGGTCAACAAGGCGGACGCCCGCGCAAACCTCGTCGTTCCGTCCTCCGACCAGGCGGAGGTCAACACCCTTCGCGTCGCGAAGTCCCATCCGCTCGCCGAAGCGGCGGACCTCAATGCCCTCGACATCGGCGGCTGGTTCGACGTGCTCGATCCGACGAACGGCCCAGGCGCCGGCTGGTGGTGGATCGAGAGCCAGTGCCACAACGCCGATCCTGCCGGGTGGCGGCGCCAGCGGGCGACGTCTTTCGCGACCGGTGCCGTCTATCACCGCGTCCGATCGTCGGGCACCTGGTCGGCGTGGCGTGCGCAGGGCGTGCTGGTGCCGATCGCGAGGACCGCGGTCTCGACACCCGTGGCCTATGTGGAGCATTCGGTCGACTTCAATGAGTTCATGGCCGCCATCACCATCGCCATGAACGTGTCCGCTGAATCGGGCGGTTATCACCGTGCCACCCTGCACGATGCCGGCGGGGCGACGCTCGACACGATGCAGTCCAGCCTGGCGGTCACCTACACGAACCATACGCAGAGCGCGATCCTCTGGGGCCGCGACGGCTTCGGAGCCATGGGCGGCATCGGCAGCACCAGCAGCATCTCCACCGCCGCCAAGATCCGCGTGTTCTCGGCCGGCGGCAACCTCGACAGCGGCACCGTCGCAACCTTTGGGATCGTCGCACCATGAAAGCCTATGTCGGAGACGAGCTCCGCGATCTGACTGCCGAGGAAGTCGCCGAGGTGGAAGCGGGCCGGACGGCTGACCTTGCTGCCTACGTCAATCAGCGCCGGTGGGAGCTGGAGACCGGCGGAATCGAGGTGGCCGGCGCACCGATCCGGACTGACGAGCAATCCCAGGCGAAGATCCAGGGCGCATTCCAGCTCGCCCAGCAGGACCCGGAGGTTGAGATCGATTGGGAGGCGCAGCCGGGCCAATGGGTCACGCTCGACGCACCCACCATGATCGGAATCGGCCTCGCCGCCGCGCGCCACGTGCAGCGCTGTTTCTCGGCCGCGCGACAGGTGGGCGGCTTGGTCGCTACGGGCGAGGTGACGACGCGCGCTGATGTTGATGCGGCCTTCGCCGCGGCGCTGGAGGAGTAAGGCATGGCGGAGGCAGAATCCGTTGCACTCGCGGCGGTAGAGGTGGCGCGCGCGCTGCTCGACGAAGCCGCGCCTCTGGTAGAGGAAGTGGCCGCGACGAGGGCTTTCGTCGACGGTTTCGAGGCGAACGTCGCCCTTGCGGCCTCGGCCCGGGACCAGGCCATTGCCGCTCGAAACGAGATCGTCCCTCTCATCGAGGACGCGACAGCCAGCCGGGAGATCGTCGCGACAAAGGCCAGCGAGACGCAGGCCGCGCGAGACGTGGCCGTCGCTGCGCGCAACGAGGTCGCCCCGATGGCGGCCGACGTCCAGATCAAACACGACGCCATCGTCGATACGGCGAGCCAGGTGGAAACGAACGCCTCCGCCGCCGCGCACTCGGCCGAGGTGGCAGGTACGGCTGCGGCTGCGGCTGCCATCGCCGCGACGACGATCTCCGCCGGCGCATGGGCGGCGCTGGCCGCCATCACGCCGACTTTCATCGGCCAGCGAGCCCAGGTCTCGGCGAACGATGGGGGGACGCATCCGGGACGCACCGCGGCCTCTCCAGACGCCGACGCGGCCGGCGTTGCCAATGCCGGCATCTATGGCGCCTATGCCCTCACGGCGGGGGCGTGGCGGCGCGACGGCGCGATTGCCCCCTTGGCGACGGCTAGCGATGCCCAGGCTGTGGAGGGCGTGGCGGCGGACGTCACCATGACGCCCGCCAGCGATGCGGCGGCGCTCAAGGCTCGCTTCGGCAAAATGAAGACGCAGGCGATTGCCTCGGACTACGGCTATCTGTTCGCATGGGTGGACAAGATCGGGCGGTTCCTGGGCGGGTTCAAGACCAACGGCCGGCTCGTCGCCAAGTTGGACGAGACCGCCTATGTGCCCACCGCCGCGCTCGATGCCGGGGCGCAAGCCCGCCTGATCCCGGCCGGGACCACCGGCGCCCAAGTGCTCGCGCGCGTCAATCCGGCAGCGGTGTCGTGGCGCCAGTTCGACCCCATCACGGGGTTCATCTACGGCATCACGGACTCGAAGGGCCGCATCGTCCTGGGCATCACGCCCGAGGGGCATTTGCGGGCGCGGATCGCCAACGGCGCCACCGTCCCGGTCGCCGCACTCGACCCCGCGATGGTCGCGCGTATCAACCCCGCGGGCGTCGCCTGGAAGGTAATGGCGCCCGACACCGGGTATGTCTTCGCTGCCGTGGACGCCAAGAACCGCGTGCTGTTCGGCGTGACTGCAGAGGGGCTTTTCAAGACCAAGTTGGCGCCCGGCGTTGGCGTGACCGAGGATGCCCTCCAGCCGTTGGTCGCCGCTGCGTTGGACACGGCGCTCGCGGAACTCCGCCTGTTTCCGTCTACGTCCCGGATCGTCTGCTGGGGCGACAGCATGACGGCGGGCGCGGGTGGCAGCGGCACGACCTATCCGGGCGTGCTGGCGTCTCTCCTGCCCGGCAAGACTGTCAGCAACCTGGGCATCGGCGGCCAGACGTCCACGCAGATTGCCGCGCGCCAGGGCGGCGTCCCGATCAAGGTCACGATTGACGGGAACCTCATCCCGGCCTCCGGCGGCGTTGCCGTGACCGCGAAGTCGGTGAATACCCTCTACAACTCTGGCAGTTACGGCGGCTCGTTCGCCGGCAAGCTCGCAGGCGTTGCTGGCACGATTTCGTCCGATGCTTCGGGGAGCTGGACGTTCACCCGGAACGCGGCCGGCAGTGCAGTTGATTGTCCGCCTGATACTGAGATCATCCCGGACACCGCGACGACCTACGAGTCTGATACGGTGATCATCTGGTCGGGCCGCAACAACTTCTCCAACCCGACCACGGTCAAGAATGACGTGATCGCGATGATTGATCGCCTGAAGCCGCTGAATAAGCGGGTGCTGGTGCTCTCCATCTGCAACGGCACGGGCGAGACCTCCGGCACGAGTGCTTACCGGAACCTCACCGCCGCGAACGCGGAGCTGGCGCGGCACTTCGGCGACCAGTTCGTGGACGTGCGCCGCTACCTGATCGACTTCGGGCTCGCGGAGGCCGGGATCACGCCGACCTCGCAGGACACCGCCGATATCGCGGGCGACACCATCCCGGTGTCACTGCGGGCCGATGCCGTCCACCTCCTCGGCCCCGGCTACACCGTCATTGCAAACCTCATCGCCCGCGTCTTGCGGGCAAAAGGATGGGTCTGACCTATGCCCTATGCTCTTGTGCTCGACTCGGAGGTGACTGACACCTCCCTCCCGATCCTCTACCCGGACCCCGGCATGTCGCCGGGGACCCTCTTCCTCTTCGATGCCGCGCATTCGCAGAACGGCCTGACGGCGGGCGTTGTTCCGACCTCCGGCACCTTCCCGAACATCGCGCGCGACACCGCTTCGGCGGCGCTGAATAAGTCCGCGTCCCTGCTCGACTGGACGGCGGAATATGTCCGTTCGGCCGGTGACGCCTCCTTCAAGGTGGAGCGCACCGCGAAGGGTGGCGTTCACGCGGTTTCGTCTCAGGTAGGGCAGACGGCGGGCGCTGACTACTGGCGCATTATGCCCCTTTCGGACTTGCGTCAGAGCCTTCTCGATGCAGTTCCCGGCTCGGCTCTTTTCGCTATCAACTGGTACATCATCACGCGGCTCGGTATTACGACCGGGAACAGCGGCCCGCAGTCGATGATGCACATGGTGAATAGTGCGTCCTCGACGGCTAACTACCTGTACTTCACTTCCTTTGATCGGTTCCAGCCCAGCGCCATCGGGTTCATGCGTGGCCCTACGGCGCTGGGACCGGCCAACACTCCGGCCATGACGCATGTGGGTGCGTCGGCTTGGACGAACTCCAAGCCCGCGAGCCTTGCTACGTTCTATGTGACCCCGGCGGTTCTCGGCCGTGAAACGGCTTGGGCTGGCTTCAACACGAACAAGGCGCCGTCGCTGATCCTGTACCGCTCCAAGATCGAAGACCTCAGCAAGACCAAGCGTGCGAACAACGGCGCTGGCGGCACCTTCGCGGAGGAAGCCGCAGCGGCTCTGGCGATCGAACAGGCGCTGTTCACGGCGGCGTTTGCCGCCGGCGGCAAGTTCTACGGCGACACCTGGAGCGACCCGGCCACGTGGCTGCCCTGACGATCGCATTGCATCTCGATCGCACACCTAGGATCATGGCCGCCTTTTTGGGAAAGACCGCTGCTCCCCGGTGACACAGTCACCGGGGCATATTCGGGCGGCAAGCCCCACCGTCCTCGCGAAGCATCGTGAGGACCTCGATCGTGCCTGCCAATACGCCCCACGTCGGCGTCCGCACCTTTCTGCAGACGACCGAGCAGCAGCCCTTCATCATCGCGGATATGTCGACGATCGGCGGCGCCTTCACTGCGCCGGCTTGTGATCGCGACTTCTTCCCGCCCAACGAGCCGGTCCATTTCACGACAGACGACGCCGAGATGGTCGCGGCCATCGGCGCCACTGGCACGCTCGCGGAAACCGTCGACGCCATCACCCGCGAGGGCATCGTCGCCTCTATCGTCGCCACCGTTCCGGAAGTCGACGACGAGGACGATATCGAGGTCCAGATGGCGGCCATCGTCGGCTCCGCGAACGCGAAAACGGGCCTCTGGTCGCTCCTGGACGCGCAGTCCTACACCGGTGTCGAGCCGGACCTCCTGATCGCCCCCGGCTTCACTTCCCAGCGCCTGGCGAGCGCCGCGAACCCGGCGGCCACTGCGATCGACGCCCTGTGCGAACGGATCGTCACCGCCATGGGCGTTTGCGACACCCCCTCGACGGACAAGACGGCAGCGGTGGAGTGGGCGGCCGACTTCGACGCTACCATGAACCTCATCGCGGTCGGCCAGGGCGTGCGCTATCAGTCGGGCGCCTCCATCGTCACCCGCCCGGCCTCGGCCGCCATCGCCGCGCTGATCGCGCGGAACGACAAGGCTCGCGGTGCGCCCTACTACAACCCCGGCAACATCGCCTTGAAGGGCATTCTCGGCCCCTCGCGCACGGTCGGCTTCTCCATCACCGATCCGGACAGCGAGGCCAACTTCCTGATCCAGCGCGGCGTCAACTCGCTCGTGCAGATCGAAAAGAGCCGGACCGCGCGCAAGGTGAACTCCCCGCAGGGCAAGACCTTCTGGGGGTTCTTCAACACCTCGGCCGATCCGCTATGGCGCACCATCAATGTGGTGCGTACCCGCAAGGCCGTGCGGGAGGTGGTGCCGCGCACCCTCGTGAAGTACGCAGGAAAGAACCTCGGCGTGCACCTGGTCACGGTGCTGCTCCAGAGCCTCGACGACTTCATTGGCGAGCTCAAGAGCCTGCCGGAGCCGGCGGTGCTCGGCGGCGAGGTGAAGTGGGAACGCGCGCTCAATTCCAACGCTTTCATGCGCACCGGCGGGCTCAACGTCACCATGAATTTCGAGGAGGCGCCGCCCGTCACCGACATCGGCGTCTACATGGGGCGCTACGAGGCGGCATTCGACATCCTCGCCTCCGAGATCGAGGCGACCATGCAGCAGTACAACGTGCGCGGCGACCTCAACGCAGCGTGACCCGGCGCCTGGAGGCGAGCCATGGACAATGTGATCAGGGGCTGCAACTGGTGGTTCGACAGCCTCAACACCTGGAAGACGCTCGACGAGGTCCGCCTTCCGGACTTCGCCCGCGCCACCGAGTCGTTCGGCTCCGCTGCCGGAAATTGGGAGGTGGCCTGGCCCGAAGGCTGGCAGGCCATGACCGCCACCATCAAGCTGCGGAACAATGACCCCGACATCCGCGGCCTCTGCGGCAAGGAGCCCGGCGACTACACCACCGCCTATTATTACGAGTACCTCAAGAGCTATCGCAGCGGCGAAGAAAAAGGCCGCGTGATTGTCCTCAAGGGCCTCATCAACTCCATCAAGGATGATCCGAAGGCGCGGATGAAGGCGTCGGGCATCGAATACGACTTCTCGACTATCGTTCTCTACCACGACATGTTCGACGGCCGCAGCATCCACAAGCTCGACTATTTCGCCGGGCCGGGATCGACCATCATCAACGGCACCACGCCCTTCGCCGGCATGGCCCGTATCCTCGCGATCGGGGGCGTGTGATGGGCGACGTCCCGACCAAGCCCCTCGACCAGTACCCCCTGGTGTCTCCGGAGGAGCGCCCGCCCGTCCCGCCCGAACAGCCGGGAGAGCCGGCGGCCGCCGCGCCGACCGCCGGCCAGGAGAAGCCGGCGGAACCTCGTCCCGCCGCGGCTCTCGCCTTTCAGGAGCGCGCGACCAAGGTGGTGACGCTGTCCTTCCCCTTCATCTGGGAGGGGCGGCTCGTCTCGGCTGTCACGGTCCGGCGGCTCATCACGGCCGAGGTGGCCACCCTCACGGCCGGCGGCACCCCGCCCGACGCTTTCGAGGCCTATGCGGCCATGACCGGCCTTCCAGCGACCGTGCTCCGCGGGATGGATGCCGATGATGGGCTGGCGGTGACGGAGGCCGCCTTCGATTTTTTGCCCCGACTGTTGAGGGACGTCCTCTCCGGCTAGCCCTCACCGATTGGCGCAAGGTCGCGGGCCGCGTGTCCGCCACCTTCGCGACCGACCTGGAGAAGGTGCTCGCCATGCCTTGGGATGAGGTCATCGCATGGTGGGCCGAGGCCATGGACATCGACCGGGAGCGGTGGGCTCCCCTTCGCCGAATGATCGGAGGCTGATCGGTGTCCAATCTCGACGTCTCCCTCCGGCTCAAGCTCATCAGCGATACGCAGCGCGGGCGGCGCGAAGCCGAGCGCGATATCCAGGGCATTGCCAACGCCGCGAAGCGCCTCAACGGGACGGGCGGTGGCGAGAAGCTCGCGCGTGATCTCGGCCGCATCGGTGCCAACGCCGACAAGGCCGAAGCCAGCATGCGGCGCCTCAACCGCACCCACCAAACGCTGGGCAATGAAGGCAGGTTCGGTGCCGGCGCATTGGCCGGGGCTGGAATGCGGGCGTTCCTTCCCCTTGGCGGCGCGTTCGCCGCGAAGAAGGCGTTTGACCAGGCCGTGCAGTGGAACACCGCCTGGGCCGAGGTGCGGAAGAAGGTCAACGACGGGGATGAAGAGGGCTTTCAGGCGCTTGAAAAGACCCTGCGCCGGCTCTCGCTGGACCTTGGCATTGCCCGCTCCGAGATGGCCGGACTGACTGCCGAGGCCGGCGCGGCTGGCATCGCCTACAAGGACCTCGAGCGCTTCATGGTGCTGACCAGCAAGGCGGCGAACGGATGGGATATGGCGCCGCGCGAGGCGTCGGAAAAGCTTGCCGGCATCAAGGCAGGGACGGGCTACACCATCGACCAGATGGCCGTCTTGGCGGACAAGATCAACGCCCTCGGCGACAACTCCAACGCAAAGGAGCGCGACATCGTCGAGATGTTCGGCCGTGTGGGCGCGGCCGCTCGCGAGGCCGGCGTCGATGTGGATTCGACGCTCGCGATCCTGACCGGTGTTCGTTCGGGTGGCATGGAAACCGAGGTCACGGCCCGCTGGTTCGGTGCCCTCACCGGAGGGCTAAGGACGGCTGCCGATGCTCCGAAGCGCGTCGAGCGCGGCCTCAAGATGCTCGGCCTCACCGCCAAGAAGGTGTCGGAGGGCATGAAGAAGGATGGCGCCGGCACCCTCATCGACCTTTTCGAGCGCCTGGAAAAGAGCCCTAAGGCCGTCGAGGCCGCCGTCGCGATTTTCGGGCGGGAGTGGTGGGATGAAACGATGCGGGCAAAGGGCGGCCTTGCCGAAGTCCGCAAACAGCTTGAGTTCATTCGCGACCCGAAGAACTACGCCGGTTCGCTCGACAAGAGCTGGGATGTGCAGGCTAAGACCGCGAACATCCACCTAAAGCGCAGCCAGGAGCTGGTCTCCCGCATCGGCGAAGCCTTGTCCTCGTGGACCCTCGCCCCGTTCAACGCCGCCGTCGACTCCGTCATAGCCAAGATGCGGGACCTCGACGAGCGGGCATCCCTTTGGGAGCGCTGGACCAAGGCCGAGGAGGCGCGGCTCAAGGCGCTCGGCGTCATCCAGCCAGTCGGCCCGGAGGAGCAGGGGCCTCCCATGCCGCCTGGCCGGGACGATGCCCCGCAATGGATGAAGTCCATCCGCAAGGCGGTCTATGGCGACGAACGCACCGCAGACGTGGTGTTTCAGGAGTGGCTGTTCGGCAAGCCGGGCCAGAAGGAAGGCCAGCTGAAGGACGCGGAGGGCTCGGGCCAGGCGGCCGCCAAGGCAGAGCAGGAAGCGCGGATCAGGCGGCTCCTGGAGCACCGTCAGCGCCTCGGCCAGATGATCGGGGACAGCCGCTATCCCGATCAGGAGGGCATGCGGACCCGCGCCGCCTCCATGGACGAGCAACTGAAGGCGATGCTCGGCTCGGCCGACCTCGGGCCAATCGCGCGCGAGGTCATGGAGAAGTACACCGCCGGCATCCGCGACCAGGGCGAGAGCGCGCTCGCCGCAGCACGGGATCTCGCCGCGAAGCTGCAAGGCCTGTTGAACTTCACGGCGACGCCGACCATCAGCCCACAGTTCGCTCCATCGGGCGGCGGCGGGGATACCAGCGGCATGCCCGCGGCTCCCCTGCCGCCGCGCAAGCCGAAGAAAATGTCGTCGGCCGGGCCGCGGGTGCATGTCGCCCAGACGAACCACTTCCACGGCGTCCAGGACGTCGCAGGCATGCATCGCGAGCTCCAGCGGGCCGAGGATCGCGCCGTGCGGGAGGCGCGCGGCCGTGCGCTCTTTGATACGGGAGCCGTCGCGTGAGCCATCCGCTCTATGCCGTTGGCGCCGCCATGTTCGAGATCGTCGGCATGGTCCCCTCGGCGAACGACTATCAGTCGGAGGCCCAATGGCCGGACGCCCAGGTGTTCGGGACCGAGCCCTTCTATCAGCCGACCGGCATGGGCCAGCGGGTGCTTGCCCTGCGCGCCGGTTGCCGCCCCCACGTCATGGACGGGCTCACCGCCTACGCCGCGCTCAAGCGCCACCACGAACGCCAGGACGTGGTCCCCTATATCCGCATGGGCGTGAACCTTGTTGGCGAGGTGACGGGAAGCGTGTTCGTGCGGCGCGTCGGGCACCTGGAGGAACACTTCGCCTGGGACGGGCGGGGCTATCGCCACGGCTTCGATTTCGAGCTGGTGCTCGTGGGCAGGAACGGCACGCCATGACCACAATGACGGTGGAAGAGGACCTCCTCCGCGTCGACGAGCTCGCGCGGCGCATCTACGGCACCGAGGGCAACGGCAACACCGAGGCGATCCTCACTGCCAATCCCGGACTTGCCGACCTCGGCAGCCTTATCCCGCGCGGCACGGTGGTGGAGCTTCCGGCGCGCAGCGCTGCGGCCGAGACCCCACTCTCTGCCGTCAACCCGTGGGATTGAGCCATGTGGCGACGTCCCATCCTGCGCGCGGTCCGGCAGGGCGGCACCCTCGACATATTCGCCGGCCCCATCGGGCAGCGCCTGGTGTCGGTCAAGGTGACCGACCAGAAGGGGCGCGAGAGCGACAGCGCCACCATCGTCTGCGCCGATCCGGGCCGCCGCCTACCGCGGCCGAAGAAGGGCGAGAAGTACAGCATCTTTATGGGGTGGGCCGACGAGGGGCTGGTGCTGCAGGGCGTCTTCCAGGTGGAGAAAAGTTCCCACCGCGGCGATGCCGGCGGCGGCGAGCTGCTCACCATCGAACTGCGTGCGGCGGACTTCATCGACAAGCTGAAGGCCAAGGGACGTCAGCATTGGGACGAGGACACCACGGCCGGCAAGCTCTTCCAGGACCTCGCGCGCCAGGCCGGCTTGAGCGCCGTTATTTCGCCCGAGCTCGCCAGCGTGAAGATCGGATATCGGGTGCAGTGGGACCAGTCGCGCATCGACTTCGCGACCGAGGTGGCCGGCGAAATCGGCGCCATCGTGAAGCCGGCCGGCGGCAAGCTGGTGGTGATGAAGAGCGGCCAAGGCCAGTCCGGCAGCGGGAAGGACTTGTCGCCTATCATCATGCGCAAGCGCAGTGGCTTCGGCTGGGAGATCGAGATCGATCCCCGTCCGGAGTTCGGCCACGTCGCCGCCGCCTGGCACGATCCGAAAAAGGGCCGGCGGAAGCTGGTGAAGCATGCCACCGGGCGGGAGGGGCCGTTCCACGTGCTGCCGCATCCCTTCCGCAGCGAGGAAGACGCCAAGCGCGCGGCGGAATCGGAGGCTTACGACCTGGGCAACAATTCCGGCTCCGGGCATTTCGAGAGCCCCGGTCTCCCTTTCGCCCGCGCCGAGGCGCCCGTGATCGCCTCCGGCTATGGCGACGGGATCGACGGCCGGTGGGTGGCGGAATCGGTCGAACACGAATGCTCGAAATCGCGCGGCTTCGTCACCACCGTGACGGTCGGATCGGGCAAGGAAAAGAAGGACTGACCCATGGCAGAGGACGTGCAGGACGCGCCGGCAGGCTTCGCGAAGGAGCAGCTCCAGTCCTTCATCGAGCGCATCGAGCGCCTTGAGGAAGAGAAGGCCGGCATCGCCGACGACATCAAGGATGTGTTCGCCGAGGCCAAGGCCAACGGCTTCGACGTGAAGGCCCTGCGGACCATCCTGAAAATCCGGAAGGAGGACTCGGACGAGCGCAAGGAGCACGAGGCGATCGTCGACCTCTATCTCCAGGCATTGGGCATCTTCGCCTAGCGAGAGTGGGGCGGGGCGCCAGGCGCCCCAACGCGGGACCGCCGGCAAGCATGACCCGCGCGACCGGATGTTGCTCACGGTCCCCCAGGAGGGACCTAAGAGCTGGATGTTAAGGAGTGGAAAACGTACGATGCCGCTGCGGCGCCTTGCTGTTCCGCACCGACCGGGGGGCCATCATGGGCCGCCTCGAAATCAAGTGCCGCCGCTGCGGCACCCTCAATGCCTTGAGGCCATCCGAGCCCGCCCCCGAACGCCCCGAGCGTCCCCAAGACGGAGACGCCGCGTGTCGGTCCGGTGTGAAACCATAGGTACGGCCACTCTCTATCAGGCCGACGCGCTCCACGTTCTCGGCATTTTGAAAGCGCGGGCGTTCGGCGGGCTTCTCACCGACCCGCCATATTCGAGCGGCGGCGCCTTCAAAGGAGATCGGGCGGGGCCGACCAACGCGAAGTATCTGTCCTCCGCGCACCGCGACCTCTATCCGGCGTTTCAGGGCGACACGCGTGACCAGCGGTCCTTTTTTGCCTGGTCGACGTTGTGGCTGGGATTGGCCCAGCCCCTCGTGGTGCCCGGTGCGCTGGCCTGTGTCTTCACGGATTGGCGGCAGCTTCCCACGACGACCGATGCCTTTCAGGCGGCCGGCTGGGTGTGGCGGGGAATCGTACCATGGGACAAGACGGAGAGGGGGCGGCCCCAGTTGGGCCGGTACCGTGCCCAGGCTGAGTATGTCGTTTGGGGGACAGACGGGCCGCGCCGTCTCGCCGGCCACGTGGCGCCGGGCGTGTTCCGCCTGCCGATCCCCAAGGAGAAGCACCACATCGCCGGCAAGCCGGTTGAACTGATGGAGGGGCTCATGGCCCCCATGGACAACGGGCCAATTCTCGACCCCTTCATGGGCTCCGGGACCGTCGGGCTCGCCTGCCAGGCGCAGGGCCGCCCGTATGTCGGGATCGAGGTGGATGCGACCTATTTCGAGATCGCCTGCCGTCGGCTTCAGGAGGGGTTAAACGGCGCTTCAAGCCGGGCCGCTACAGGTGACACCTGA